CCATTCTTCCCACCATTCTTCCCGTTCTTCCCATTCTTCCCTCCATTCTTCCCACCATTCTTCCCTCCATTCTTCCCACCATTCTTCCCATTCTTCCCGTTCTTCCCTCCATTCTTCCCTCCATTCTTCCCTCCATTCTTCCCACCATTCTTCCCATTCTTCCCACCATTCTTCCCTCCTTACTTCCCATTCTTCCCATTCTTCCCACCATTCTTCCCTTACTTCCCGTTCTTCCCGTTCTTCCCACCATTCTTCCCATTCTTCCCGTTCTTCCCTCCATTCTTCCCTCCATTCTTCCCATTCTTCCCACCGTTCTTCCCATCCTTCGGTAGTTGCAATTATGCTTGCCCAAATCAATGCACCCCATGTGGTTGCTTCTGTGTTGGAAGAACATGCGTATGCTAAAGCACAGAATGACTAAAACACAAAACATGATATACTTAAACATTGAAAAGGAGAAAAAATGAAATATTTATTAATGACAGCACCAAACAATGGTGGTATATCAGAAGTTTTTTATACTGCGTTAATGCCAACTGGGGTTGCTCCACAATCCCTAATTACAAGATGGAATAGCCTTGTAGAAAATTCTCCTATTATGGTTGTTCCAGTATCAGGACAAGAAGAAATTGGATTAAACTATGAATGGGACAGTTCTTCTGAAACTTTTGGTCTTAATGGGGAAAATAACGAGCAAGTCCTTAAGCCAACAGATAGAGAATCCTATGCATTTTTAGTAGATAATAACGTAGTGTCTATTATGCATCTTAATGGTGAAGAAGAGGGAGATGCAAGATTTGCTGTGGCATTTTCTGAACCAGTAACTATAAAATCAGTTCCAGACAATAGCGACGTAAGTCTTGGATACACCTGGAATGGTACAGACTTTACATCACCTGAAAATTAATTAAAAATGTCTGAAGCATGGGATAATTGGAAAAAAGCCCAAGGAGATTCAAAGCCATGGCATATATTAAATGTCGATGCCAGAATTAAAGATCAAACAAAAATAGACGCTAGACTTAATATTTGTAGAGGCTGTCCAGAACTGATACAATTAACAACAACATGTAAAAAATGTGGTTGCTTTATGTCAGTAAAAACAGAACTACTTGGTGCTGAGTGTCCAATAGGGAAATGGGGAAAAGAAACTAATGAATAACTATGATGAAAATGAAACACCTTGGTTTACAAAAGATAGATCAGAAACGGCTTTAAATAGATATCCATCTAGGAAAATAGGAAACAATATTACAGTTGAAAATCCAGCACTAGGAATAAACCTATACAGCAATACGTTTTCTTCGGAGGATTCAAAAAGATATATTGATATTCTTGAGTCCAATCTGTCTACTGGTGGAAAGTATAAGTGGTCAGAAGCACAAGTAACAAACTCTAGTGTTCCAATTAAAAAAGCAAGAGATGCTGTAGATTTTAAATATAAACAAGAAAATCTGGGTTCAAAAGATGAACACAATTCTGAATTAATTGAACTACATGAAGAAATTTATCAAAAACTAAAATTTTGTGTTGACGATTATGCAAGATACTGGGGAATCAATGTTGTATATTATGAGGCTTTTAACTTTGTTAAATATGAAGGAGAAGGAAAACATTTCAATATTCATGCAGACCATGGACCAGCATATAACTGCACGGTTTCTGCTGTAATTTATATTAACGATGACTATGAAGGCGGAGAAATTAGGTTTCCAAGACTAGATGGTTACACACATAAGCCAAAAATTGGAGATATTATTTTATGCCCATCTAATTATATTTACGAACATGCCTCTCTTCCAATGAGTAAAGGTACCAAATATTGCGTTGTCATTATGACAGACATAAATGAACTGAGCCATTAGTGGACAGTATAAAATCTAAGATAGCAATATTTAGATCTTTTAGACCATGGTTAAATAAAGAAAGTCTATTTAAACCAGTTCCAACACAAAGTGTAATTCCTCAATGGTATAAAGATGCAGATAGGTTTGCTAAAATGCCAAATGGTGAATATTATAAAGCCCCAAAAGAGGTTTGTCCATTTCCAAAAGAAGGAACTACGGATGATTACGGTAAGATTCCTACATGGAAAGCATGTCCTGCTATTATGGATGCATTTTCAACAGGCTATGTTTTTAAAACTCCTTGCGATTTAAGGTTTTTTAAAAACTCTTTTGGTTCCATTAATGTTGAGATTACAGATTCAAAATATAAAGATTTTTGTACTCAGCGTCCACCAATGCCACAATTTGAGCATCCAAAAGGATTCTATAGGGATCATTTTTCTTGGAGTTCTGATTGGGGTTTAGAGTTGCCAGAAGGCTATAGTGCTTTATTCATGACTCCTATGAATAGGTTTGATCTTCCATTTATGAATACCGTCGGAATTGTTGATTCTGATAAAGTGCATTTGCTTGGAAGTTTTCCATTTTTTATTGCAGACGGATGGGAAGGAACTATTCCAGCAGGAACGCCATACCTACAAGTACTTCCTTTTAAAAGAGAAAACTGGGAACATGAAATAGATATTTTAAACCAGCCAGACATGTATGGTAAAATGGTAGATAACGCAAAGTTCTACCGTCAGCCTGACGGCGGGGTATATAAGAATAAAGTTTGGTCAAGAAGAGACTATAGATAAGGAATAGATTATGCAGACATGGACAGAAAAACAAGATCTTGGCAACGGAATATGGGTATATAAGGGTGTCATTAAAAAAGAGTTTGATGTAATAAATGTACTTGAAAACACCCTTGGGTCAGTCGCTGGTTATGGAGAACTCTCTTCAGAAGGCAAGCGATATCATTGGATGCCAGCCTATGTTGGATACCAACAACTTATGCCAACATATAGAGATTGTAATGATTTTAAATTTAAAAAAACAGATATAGAACAAGACACCAGTGAAGATTCTTTAAAATTGCAAGCACTTTGGCAAGACTTGTATGATGTTAAGTTGCCAGTAGTAGAAGATTATTCAAGAATGTACAACATTAATAATCTAAAATATTGGGAAGCCTTTAACTTTATCAAGTATGGTCCAGGACAGCATTTTATGGAACATCACGATCACGGATTTTCTTATAATTGCACAGTGTCTTTGGTTTCATATATTAACGATGATTATGAAGGCGGAGAACTTTTCTTTAGACTACAAAATCTAAAAGTTAAAGCAGAGGCAGGAGATCTTTTTATTTTCCCATCAAACTTCATGTATCCACATCAAGCAATGCCAGTAACTTCTGGAACTAAATATTCTATTGTTACTATGTTGGACTACAGTAAAAAGTTTCATACTAACGAAATGTATAGTGCAGAGGCAGACTAATGCTTAATATTTCAGTTGAGAAAACTCAAGACTCTAAATTTAATATTGCTCCAATGTCAATAAAAAGAGATTGGATGGATGTTACATCAGAGGGTCATGCATACAGGTGTTTCCCAGTAACACAGGCAAACGTTATTGGTTGGAACCTTTCTTGTAATGAAGACATAGAGTTTATTTGGGACGGAACAAATGATCAAACACCAAACCATATTGAAATAATAACAGCGCCAGAAGGGTCTTACGGAGGAAGGGGTCAATCCTCTATAAGTTTTCATACTGGTTTAATTTTTAGAACAGATGAAGATGTCAGTTTACTTGCTATCAATCCAGTAAATTATTTTAGCAATGATTTTGAAACAATGTCATCTTTAATGACTACATCTTTTTATGATAACCCACTACCTCTTGCAATTAAAGCAAAAATGGCAAATGAAAAAATTGTGATTAAAGCAGGAACGCCAATAGCAACTATAGTCCCAATTTCTTTGTCAAATTTAAATAATACTATTATTGAAATAGTTGACTACAAAGATCAGGATAGAAAAAGGCAAGAGTCAAATGTCTCATACGGTGAAGCAGCCCAAGTAATAAATTCTTCTGGACAGTGGACAGATTGGTATAGGGATGCAATAAATGAAAATGCAGAGGTTTTAGGTAAGCATGAAGTTAAAGTTTTAAAACTTTCTGTTATAGATAACACTAAAAATACTATAAAAAAAGAGGGTGCTCTATGAATGAAACAAATACCACTTTAATAAACACCTTGAACGAATATATACAAAATGTTAAAGATAAAAGAGTTGAGCATTATATAATTACAGTTTCCAGAGATGGAGAAACTCCGCCAAGGTCGCTAATATCTTTTTATACTAGAAAAGAAGCATTAGAAGGGTATGAAAAATATCAAGATGCTGGTTTTGCAGAACAGATTTTGACGGTATCTTTATACGAGCCGTCTGGAAAAATAAACACAAAGATTTTAAAAAGAAACCACGCTGGAGATCCATCTTTTGTGAGGCAAAACTATATAGATACTGTTGATGCCCTGCACAAAGTTAAAGATAAGTTAAATAAAGAAGACTATGAAGACTTATGTATTAAGATTGTAACTTCATTTGCAAAAGACAACTGGAGATTTAACGCAGATAGATTCTTAAAGCAACTAGAGATAGAGAGGGAATTGTAGGATAAACCCTATGATATAATTCAATTATGGACAAAATGGATGCTTCTGTTGTAATTAGAAAGCCGTCACTGACACCTTCTGGTTGGTTTGGCAATGGCAAAGATATGATTGTTGAGTTAGAGAACTTTATGACTCAAGAAGAAATGGATTTTTTAGAAAAGGCTGCAAAGTCTTTGACAATTTGGGATGTAACTGAAAGCCATGTAAATGAAAATGGAACAGTCGTCTATGATTCTGACTATTGGAAAGATAGGGTAGCAACTAGCCCAACCTTAGATAAAAATGATCCAACAATTGCTCCAGTAATTGCAGGACTGTTTGAAAGGCTAAAGCCAATAGTTGAGGAGTTTTATAAGGTAAAGGTTACCCCTACTGGCACAACCATTGTTAGATGGCTTCCAGGACAGTTTCAGAAGCCTCACGCAGACAAAGAACTACATGAAGGTCCAGATGCTGGTCTCCCAAATGATTTTCCAAACTATGATCTTTCAAGTTTGTTTTATCTAAACGAAGATTATGAAGGGGGAGAACTATATTTTGCAAACCAAAAGGTTCAGTTTAAACCTAAGAAAGGCGCTGCTTATTTTTTCCCAGGGGATATGAATTATATTCACGGAGTAACAGAGATTAAAAGTGGTATTAGATATACCTGTCCATTTTTTTGGGAGATCACAGAGCACACTGGAGATAGAAAACCATGACAGAAAAAACTTTAGATTATTTAGAGATATACCCTAAAATATTTGTTTACAAAAATGTTTTTAAAGATATAGAAAAAACATATCTTGAATTAAAAAATTCTACTGGTGAAGAGGATGGCCTTTTTAGTCCATGGACTCAGTGGTCTCATTTTGGAGAATATGTAAACCCTTTGTTTGCTAATCACCAACATACCTTTGGCATAGAATACTTTGAAAACATAGAAACAGAAACAAAAAAACAAGAGTCTCAAAAACTTTCAATGCTAGAACTGTTTAAAAATTTTTATTTAGTTACAGAACACTACGCTACTAAAAATGGCATAGACATTAATAAAGAAAAAATAGTCCTGTCAGATAGTGGAGAGTCTAAAAAAGAATGGATGATGAATGGTCCATCTATAGCAAGATATAAAAAAGATATTGAAGACCCAATTGCAATGACGTATCATTCAGATTATATTAGAGAGCCTATCATAAGTCCAGGATACAAGTTTGCTATAACCGCACTTGTTTACTTTAATGACGAATACGATGGTGGTGAGATTGACTTTATTGTAAATGGAGAAGCATATAAGTATAAACCAGAAGCAGGAGACTTTCTTGTATTCCCTTCTGGACACCCAGAGGTGTTAAGAAATGGAGATAGCGTATATTTACATGGTGTGTTACCACCAAGAGGGGCAAGCAAATATCTGGCCAGAATGTATTGGATGAAATATTCTTTTGGAGATCCTGAATGGTTTGAAAAAGAAAAAGAATTTGGAAAAGATGTTTGGGCAGAAATGCAACCAGACATTATGCAAAAGTTTAGAGATGACAACCCTAACAAAAATAATGCTGACAAAGAAAGAAGGATAAAATGAACCTAGAAAACAAGAATAGGATAACAAAAGATATAGTTGTTTATGAAAACTTTATTGATGCAGAGACTGCTGCTAAACTTGTAAAGGTTTTAGATAAGCATGCAGAACTGGGACTAATTACGTGGATGCCTATATCTTTCTATGAATCATACTCTTCTGTTTTGCCACAAGATAATGACGAGCATGTAGAGAATGAGGAATTGCCAAGCGATATATTCTCACAAATGAAGCAAGGCATTATTGATGCTGTTGCAAGTGTTCATGATATTGATCCAAAAATAATTTCTCAAATTGGATATCACACACAAAAGTGGGAGCCAGGAGCATATGCAAGAAAGCATTCTGATAACACAGACGAGCATGGTCACTCTGGTGCTTTTACAAGAAGTAGATATGCAGCCTTTTTATATTTAAACGATAACTTTGAGGGTGGAATGTTGCAGTTCCCAGATCAAGAAATAAACCTACAGCCTAAAGTTGGAATGCTTGCTGCCTTTGACGGGGGATTTAACAATATGCACGAAGTATCCCTTATAACAAAGGGAGTAAGATATACAATTGGATCTTTCTGGGATGACAGAGAAGAATCAGACTATCCACAAGAATTAAGAGATGCTTGGGCAGAAGAAATGAAAAAGACAAGAGAAGGTCAAGAAATTGAAAGAGCAGAGTGGCAAGAACTTCTAAAGCAAGGATGGAAGTTAGATGCTGAAGGCAACAAGTATAAAGTAGATGACTTATCATGAGCGTCTTTTTAGAAAAAGAATTTACAGACGCAGGATATAAAACAGAAGTTTTTCACGACCAAGTTTTAATTATTAAAGATTTTTTGAAAGAAAAAGAACTACAAACAATATTAAAAATAATTGATATAACTCCAGAAGCAGATTGGTCCATAGAGTACCAAAAAAATCTTTCCCGATTTTGTATGGAAAAGTTTGGAAGAGACGACGTCGACAATTTAGTTGCTGAAGGCAAATTTGAAATCACCCAAGGCTGGGATGATAAAAATTTAAATATTTCACATGAAATGATTAGTTCTATTTTGCAAAAAAGACTTGGAGATCTTGTTCGTTTATCTGATGATAGGCTAGAGTTGGCTGGATTTGGAACGCTTCAAAGGATGCAAAGTGACGTTGAATTAAAAGCCCATACAGATCAAGACACAGATCCTTCTATTAAATATGCTGCTATACTATATATTAATGATGACTACAAGGATGGAACTTTGTTTTTTCAAAACAAGGAAAACTCAGACTTGAGGCCAAGTCCAGGAACTTTGCTTGTTTTTCCAGGAAACGAAGAATACGAGCACGGAGTAAGACATGTAGGAGAAGGCCCTATCCGATATGTCACAGTAGGATTTATAAAGGTTACAGGCTTTTATGAAAATAATAAATACTAAGGAGATACAAAATGGATCTAGAAATACTTGAAGAAAAGGTTTATTATTACACAAACGTAATTGAAGACCCAAAGAAACTTGTCGATGCAATTGAAAATGATAATAAGGATCCTTGGGGTGAGTGGATGGCCTGTAGTGGTCAGCACTATGTTTATGGTTCAGACAAGACAATTGCTTTAACTGCAGAAACAGATGAAAAAAATAAATATATTTATGATACTTTAGAAAAAGCATTTGATGTTGTAGCAAGAGACTATGCTAAAGCACAAGGAATTACTGACGAGCCAAAACTATTTCCACAATACCCAATCAAAAAGTATCAGGCAGGAACCTACATGGGCGCACACTTTGATCAACAAGAAGGAGATGAAAGACTTAAAGTTTCCTTTGTCATGTATTTAAATGATGACTACGAGGGTGGAGAAATATCTTTTACTATTGCCTCCCCAGATGGAGTCCTTACTGCTTCTAGTCCAGAGTCAGACTTTGCAGAAGCAGAAAAAAATGGTAATTATACATTTGCTGTAAAGCCAAAGCCAGGAAGTGTTATTGTATTTCCTCCATCACCACCATATCATCACACTGCTCATCTAGTTAAAAGTGGTGAGAAAATAATGGTTCCACAACACTGGATTCATTAATATGCCCCTGGGGTATCAAAATTTTAGTGAGCAAGAACAGTTTGTATTAAACTTACTTGATAACAAAAAAGAAGGCCACTATGTTGAACTTGGGGCTGCTCATTCAAAAAATGGAAGCAACACTTACAGACTTGAAAATGAGTTTGATTGGAAAGGTGTTTCTTTTGAGATTGTTCCAGAACTACATCAAGAGGTTTCAGAAAATAGAAAAAATCCTTGTATCCTTGGGGATGCCACAAAATTTAACTATATAAGTTACTTTGAAGAAAATGACTTTCCAAACCAAATAGATTATCTTCAGGTTGATATTGATGCAGGATATGATCAAAAGGGAAGGCCAGTTGGTAGTGCATATACCAGTCTCCATGGTTTAATTGCTGTTCCTTTAAATAAGTATAGATTCTCAGTTATAACATTCGAGCATGATACCAACATGTATTGGAAAAATACATCAATTAGAGATATGCAGCGAGAGATTCTTGATTCCCTAGGCTACTCTTTAGTTGTTAGACAGATTCATGAAGACTGGTGGGTAGATCCAAGAGTAATTCCTTTAGAAAAGTATAGGGAGTATTTCCAATGGGCCACCCTGTAAAACAAAAAACAGCAATAGTTACTGGAGCAAGCAGGGGAGTAGGCTATGCAACTGTAAAGTTATTGTCTGAAAATGGGTATAAAGTTATAGCAGTTTCAAGAGACTTATCTAAAATATCTCAACTTGTTTCCGAAAATGTAGAAGTTTATCAGTTAGACATCACAAATGAAAACGCAATTAAACAATTTGTTGAGGAATATAAAGACATAACTTTAGATCTTTTAGTAAATAATGCTGGTGGTGGAGCAGGTCCAACTCACATCATTAATGAAACGATGAGTAATTTTAGAATGGCTTATGATATAAATGTGTCTGGTCCAATGTACTTGTCACAACTTTTTGTTCCATGTATGGAAAAATCAAACTCTCCTACAATTATTTTTATTAGTTCTTTAGGTGGAAAGTTCCCCTATAGATCAGGAGGAAACTATACAAATGCTAAAAGAGGTGTTATGGCTCTTGCAGATACAATGAGAATGGAATTTATGTCGTATAACATTAAAATAACAGAAATTTGTCCAGGAACTATTAACACACAGGAAGAAAAAAAGGTTGCTGCACTAACGGCAGAAGACCTAGCAGAATGCATTCGATGGGTATCTGAGTTACCAAGTCATGTAAATATAAACCACCTAGAAGTTAATCATTTGGAAAGCGGTAGATGGTAAATCGACTTTTACAAAACTCTCAATAAGAACTTTACTCAGAGTTTTGCTTTTTATAAAACTCTGCTATACTTAAGCCTTATTCCGTTTTTGAAAGGACGATACATATGTCAGATTTTTTTAGTTTTAGACTTCCAGAAGATTTTATAGATAAATATATTTCTGCCCCAAGCCCTTTTGGTTTTAAAGATGCAGCAGAAAATTCACTTGGAGAAATTACTTTTATTCGTACGTATTCTCGCATGAAGGAAGATGGAACTAAGGAAAGATGGCATGAAGTTTGTCGTCGTGTAATCGAGGGTATGTATTCAGTACAGAAGAATCATGCTAAAGAAAACCGTTTACCTTGGAATGACTACAAGGCTCAGAAGTCTGCACAAGAAGCATTCCAAAGAATGTTTGAATTAAAGTGGACACCACCAGGACGAGGTATGTGGGCTTTTGGAACCCCCATGGTAATGGAGAAAAAGAACTCAGCAGCACTACAAAATTGTGCAATGGTTTCTACAAAGGACCTTGACAAGAATGATCCAGGAGCCTTATTTGCTTGGGTTATGGATGCCCTTATGCTTGGAATAGGTGTAGGGTTTGATACAGTAGGACAGGATAAGCATTTCTTAATCTATGCCCCAACAGAACCAGAACAGGTGTTCGAAATCCCAGACACTCGTGAAGGATGGGTAGAGTCAGTTAGACTTCTAATCAACTCATACCTTAGAGCAAACCAGAATATTCAAAAGTTTAACTATGATTTGATCAGACCCCTTGGGGCGCCCATAAAGGGCTTTGGAGGCGTTGCATCAGGTCCTGCACCTCTTATCAAGTTACATGACCATATTGACCGTGTAATAGGCTCCAGAGCGGGTGAAACACTGGACTCTCGTGCCATCGTAGACTTGGTAAACCTAATTGGTACTTGTGTAGTATCAGGAAATGTCAGAAGGTCTGCAACCCTTGCTTTGGGTAGCGCTTCAGATGAAGTATTTATGAATTTAAAAAACTCTGAGTCTTTCCCAGAAAGAAACTCTTTTGATCCAGAAAATCCAGGGTGGGCATGGATGTCTAATAATTCTATTTCAGCAGAAGTAGGAACAAAGTACGAAGACTATGTAGATTTAGTTACAGAGAACGGAGAGCCAGGTTTTATATGGCTTGATGTTGCTCGTAATTATGGCAGACTAAAGGATGCGCCAGATGGAAAAGACTATCGTGTGATGGGCTTTAATCCCTGTGCGGAGCAGCCATTAGAGTCATACGAATTATGTACACTTGTAGAAGTGCATTTGAATCGTCATGAATCTAAGGAAGACTTCCTGCGTACCCTGAAGTTTGCATACCTATATGGAAAGACTGTAACACTTGTTCCAACACACTGGCCACAAACAAACGGCATCATGCAACGCAACCGTCGCATTGGCACATCACTTACAGGTATTGCATCATTTGCAGATCAAAAAGGTTTGCCAATAGTTCGTGAATGGATGGACGAAGGATACAACAAGATCCGCCACTACGACCACCAGTATTCAGAATGGCTATGTGTTCGTGAATCAATTCGTGTAACTACAGTTAAGCCATCAGGATCAGTCTCAATTCTTTCTGGTGCAACTCCTGGAGTTCACTGGGGTCCTGGAGGAAACTTCTTCCTTCGTGCAATTAGGTTTGGAAACACCGATCCAATGATACATTTGTTCAAAGCAGCGGGGTATACAATTGAAGACGATGTTGTATCAGCAAATACATCAGTAGTTTACTTCCCAATTAAATCAGGTCATCCAAGATCTGAAAAGGATGTAACAATATTTGAAAAGATTGCTCTTGCTGCCACTGCTCAGAAGTACTGGTCTGATAATGGTGTTTCTGTAACATTATCATTTGATAAAGAAACAGAGTCAAAGCACATTGTCCCAGCACTTAATATGTACGAGGGACAGTTAAAGGCTGTCTCGTTCCTACCAATGGGAAACACAGTTTATCCACAACAGCCATACACAGGAATTACTAAAGAGCAATACGAGTCATATATTGGTAAGTTAAAGCACATTGATTTTAAGGCAATTTACGACGGTGTAGATAATCTTGAGGCTCAGGGTGAATCATACTGCACAACAGACTACTGTGAAATTAAAATAAACAAGTAGTCTTCTGTGGTAAAATAGACTTATAATGTCTACTCCATCAAACATGTATGCCGAAAAAGTCTTTGCTGAGCATCCGACTGGTCTATGGGCATTGGATGACAAAGCAGACTACATCTCTTTAATATCTGAGGCTCAAAGGGTTTTGTCTGATACTGCAAAATGGGACATAGTTGATGGAACAGTATCTTCCTATCCAGAATCTATAGGTGAGCCATTTCTGGGTAGTTATGTTGGAAGAGTTATTGCAAACCAAACAACTAGTAAAACAGCGTCAGTAACTTTAATAAGCAAAGATATTATTAACATAAAAGATCTTAATGAGTATCTTAGAACATTTTCTGTAGGAGCATATTTTTATTCAGAGACTGCTTACATTTCGGGGTTTGAGATTGGGTATCAATATGAAGATACAACAAGTGGACAAATCATTACTCACCTTAAAAACTTTGACACAGTTGTAAATAGCAACTGGGTGTTTATATCAGAAACTTTTGACACACCTCCAGATGATACAGCAATTAGACTTGTACTTAAGATAAACCATGTAGGAGGCCCTAATACAGAGAATGTGTTTAGAATAAACGGAATAACTTTAGGCCAGTGGTCAGAAGAGTTTGCTTCAACATCTCTGGGAACAACCGTAATAGATATTCCATCAACAATTTCTATACAACCACAAAAGGGGCTTGTTGCAAAATGTTACGGCCTTCAAGAATTAAATGGATACTATCTTGTATCTGACAACATGCTAAAAGCAAAGAATACTGGAATGCCTATTGTTTATGGAACTGCAGGACATACAACCCTATATGCTAATGACAATCTTCCATCACTCATTGTCCCTGGAGTTGGAATGTTAAATGAAGTTGGACAATTTAAACAATACACTCTTGAGACTTGGATAAGAATAAACTCATACACAAATGAAACTAAAAGAATTATTGGTCCGATTGGATCAAACGATGGAATATATGTAGATGGACCATCAATAGGTTTAAAGGTTAACAATCAATATAAAACAAACTATGTTGGAGAATGGACAAGGCCAATGCTTCTTCATTTAAAGGTTGGCAAAGATACTGCTTCTTTGTTAATTAATGGGGAAGAGGTAATTTCTATTACATATTCACAAGACTTAGCAGTTCTTCCAAGTGAATTGAATTCGGTTGGGAAAAATCAAGATTGGATAGGGTTCTATGCATATGATGATATTTCTCCAATAGACATAGATTGTGTTGGCATTTACCCATATCTAGTTCCACAAGATGTTGCAAAAAGAAGATTTGTTTTTGGTCAGGGTGTTGAAATACCAGAAAATATAAATACATCTTACAGTGGAACTTCTATTGCAATTGACTACTCTTTTGCAGACTACACAGCAAACTACTCATATCCATATATTGGTAGTTGGAATCAAGGATTTAGCGATAATCTTACAACTACAAACAGGGCAATATCTGTAGTTAATCATATACTTCCAAAAATTGTATTGTCATCAAGAACAGAAAAACAACTATTTGAAGACAATAAAGTTGCTAACAGTATAGTAGACACAGCCGCATTTTTATATGATACAAAAGATTATTTTTCTTTTAGACCAAATAGTGCATGGAACAGTACTAGCGGATATCTTTTCTTTGAAAATTTTGATTTTTTACAAACCCCAGTGTCTGCATTTTACGGATGCTTTCAATTAAAGGCTAGCGCAACCACTCCACAAACACTGTTTAAGATTGAAAAAGAAAACACTTCAAATTCTTTTGTTATCGAAGTTAGAAATAATATTTTGTCATATATAATTAATACTAATGGAAATTCCGAGACGCTATGTTCTTCTCAGGTTTTAGATCCTAACGATTTCTTTGAGGTAGGAATTAATATTCCAAGGTTCGTAGAATTGTTTGGTAATCCAGTAGCAGAGTTTTTTGGATCTTTGGCAGATCTAAGACTGTATGTCGGTGGAGAAAAAGACAATACAAAAACGTTTACTGGCAAGATATACAATGTTGGGTTTGCAACAAAATATAATTTTCAAAAAATAAAAACTTTGTTTAACTCAGTTGGCATACCAAAACTTCACGAAGACATCTTTTTTGTTTATCAAAATAATCAAATAATAGACATAGACGGTGGATACGACACAACATCTCAGGCACCTTCTGGTGGATTAACTGACGTATCTCCTGGAGCAATTTCTGGCGGAGGGGTTGTACCGTTAGAAGAAGACTACTTGGTTGAACATACAGCCAGTTATACTTTGGTCCCAGATATTTTATTTGAGACGTATAGTCTTGCAATTGCAGCCAACGGATATTGGGAAGACAACATTCCCCTTACGTATTTTGCAGAGTCTGTTTTTGATAAAAGAGGAGATCAGTATTTTGATCTTGATTTTATACAGTTCAACATAAATTATCCAATCCCGTCAAAAACTATTGCTATAGAAACAGACCCAGTTGATTGGACATATGCAGATCTTGCAACCGAGTATGGGGTACCAATTCAAAGAACTTACGAGTCATTAGATAATTATTTATTTACAGGGTATAACGATTATGAAGATTTAAAAAATAAGATAGCAAAAGATTATAAATACGATACAGACGGAGCATTAGTAAAAACCTATGTTACATTTCAGTACACAGAACTTGGAGCAAATGCAGTAACAGACTATTTTATTAAAGTAGAAAGGCCAAAAAGAAATGGAGTTTTAATTCCAGGAACTGACTGGATGACAACAAAATATGAAGTGGTAGATAATATGATTATCTATCCACCATCGGGTGTTGATTTTAACGACTTGTCAATGGTTACACACATAGATGTAAATGTAAAAAACTCTTTAGTAAATAATGTTAGTATTAAGAAATTGTCTTATGCCTCTCAAGCATTAAATGAATCTGATGCAAGCCCAATAGGAACAACTTTTGGAACTCCTATTTACCCATATACAAAAACTGGAATCTATTACAATTTTAAAAAGAATAATCCTTTTTCAATTTACACAGGATCCTCTCCATATCTATATTTAACAAAAACAAGTGGAGTACAACTAAAAGGAACATATGATCCGCTAGTAAATAGAGGACTTATGATTCCAATTAATACAAGCAGAGCAGATGGATTTAAAGTAATTGCTTTGCAACTTGCTGTTAGGTTTGATGGTGAGTATTTCCCATATGCTCCAACAGAAATATTTGAGATAGAAAGCAGGGGATCATATATAAAGTTCTACATGGTTGCTTGCGATCCAAGTGGAAGAAGAGCAAAGATCTATGCAATAGATACAAAAACTGGATTAGTTCAAAATGGAATTGGTTTTTATTGGAACGGCAAGATAGTAAAAGAGCCAGTTGTATCTTTGCAAGACTGGGGATTCTTGGGGATCAGTTTTGCAAGCAGTTTAGATTTTTCATATTTTGAGGGAGCCATAAGACTGACTGGCCCACTGCTATTTAATAATATATCTTTCTACCAGTCAACTAACCTACAAGAAGTACAAAGAGTAGCAGAAAGACCATGGTTTAGAGTTAAGGTACTAAATGGTTTAGACTTAGACTGGAAGTTCTGGAATATTGGTTCGTTTAACTGGAATAAGGTACTGGTTTTATCAGAAACAAGTTATTATGGTGTAAACCCTTCTGAAGTTTATAAGAGTTATACGGGAACAAACAAGATAATAGTCGATACCGATAAGGTTTTGCGTCTAGGTAATTACAAATATACCGCCTATTCGGATGTAAATTGGAACCAGGTCGTAGTAGATCCAGTATGATATGGTATACTTATGGTTATGAATGTTGAAAATCCAAAGAAAAAGAGTAAAGTTCTGCCCAAGATGAAGGGCCAAGTGGGAGAGTCTCGTGCAAAAATTATTGAAAAGCATTATGACTGGGGTCTTTATGTATACAAAAAGGCTAATGGTAAATGGTTTACAGATGGAACTGGTTCAGTTTTAAACATTGAGTCTATGAAGGGTGACATTTTGCAAATATCAAAACTTAAAGAGGCTGCAAAATATTACGGGGATGAGGGAGATGGAACATGCATATTTGTTCCAGGTCTAACAAGAATATCAGAAGAAGAATATTCTGAGCAAAAACAAAGAATGGCAGAAGGTCTTATACCTTCTTTAAATGATCTTGGTGCAGTTCAGGCAGCCAAAGACACTATTGCAAAATATGGAAGTGATGACTAATGAGTGAAGATAACGAATATCGTATTGGTGCAAGAATTGATTCACTTCCAAAAGAAGATGATACTTTTGCAAAGCAAGATCCATTTAATAAAGATTGGGATCTTTTAAAAACATTTAACGGTTTAGATAATAATTTTAAACGCCGTGCACAAAGAATGTCAAAGGCGGATGCAACACCAGCATACATGGATAGCGCAATGGCCATTAGTACAGGTATTAATGGAGCAGCATCAAAAGAGATTAATCCAGGTCTTATTTATAGAAATGGCTACGGACTATTTGATGTTATTACTCCACCTTGGAATCTTTATGAACTAGCAAATTATTACGATACATCTTTTGCTAATCATGCTGCAATTGATGCAAAAGTAGAAAACATTGTTGGACTTGGATATGACTTTGAGGTTTCAGCAAGAACGATGCTCAAAATTGAATCATCAACAGACTCAGGTGCCAGTGATCGTGCAAGGAAAAGAATTGAAAGAGCAAAAATTGAAATGCGAGATTGGTTGGAAAGTTTAAACAATGATGATTCTTTTACTTCTTCAATGGAAAAAGTGTACACAGATTTACAGGCAACTGGAAACGCATACTTAGAAATTGGTAGAACTGTAAAAGGTGATATAGGTTATGTTGGGCATATACCAGCAACAACAGTTCGTGTAAGAAGACTTCGTGATGGCTTTGTTCAAGTAATTGCAAATAAAGTTGTTTATTTCCGTAACTTTGGTGCATCAAATCCAAATCCACTAGGAACTGATCCAAGACCAAATGAGATTATTCATTTTAAGCAGTACTCTCCTCTAAATACTTTTTATGGTGTTCCAGATATTATTTCAGCAATTAATTCTTTATACGGAGACTCTCTTGCATCACAATACAATATTGATTTCTTTAGTAATAAGGCTGTTCCTAGATACGTTGTAACTCTTAAGGGAGCAAAGTTATCTGCAGAGGCAGAAGATAAAATGTTTAGATTCTTGCAGACTGGACTTAAAGGACAAAACCATAGAACTCTCTATATTCCTCTTCCTCCAGACTCAGACACAAACAAAGTTGAGTTTAAAATGGAGCCAATTGAAAATGGTATTCAAGAGGGATCATTTAAGGAATATCGCAGGCAAAACCGTGATGATATCTTGGTAGCACATCAGGTTCCACTTTCAAAACTTGGTGGAGGAGATTCTGGATCAATTGCTTCAGCATTATCACAAGATAGAACATTTAAAGAGCAGGTAGCAAGACCTTCTCAAAGACAACTTGAAAAGCATATTAACAAAATCATTCGTGAAAAAACTGATATTTTAGAGTTTAAGTTTAATGAACTAACCCTTACAGATGAAATTACTCAGTCTCAAATTCTTGAGAGATATGTTAAGAATCAGATTATTGTTCCTAATGAAGCAAGAGAGCAGTTGGGAATGGCACAGCGTCCAGGAGGAGATGAACCCCTTCAACTCAAGCCAGAACAAGCAGCAGATGCCACGGCCAATAGAGCAAGAGATGCAGAACGCACAAATAATAACTCAGATAGTCCATCAACTGTTTCTGGAAGAAACCCAAAAGGTGAAGGCAGAAAGTTTGATGGAGAGTCCGAATTGTCCACATTGTGATATATGTATAAAAAGGGCTTATAATATGATGGTGAGTAATATATCCAAGGCCCATTGGAATTCAGATGGGGAAAATTTGCGTCTGTCAATGCCTTTTTCAAAGGTAGACAAAGAACGAAGAACCGTATCTGGATTTGCATCCCTAGACAACATTGACAAGCAAGACGATATCGTTACAGCAGAAGCATCAATGGACGCCTTTGCAAAATTCCGAGGAAATATTCGTGAGATGCACCAGCCATTAGCAGTTGGTAAAATGGTTGACTTTAAAGCAGAAAAATATTTTGATCCAGAATCAAAAAAGTTTTATAGCGGTGTCTTTGTATCTGCCTATGTTTCAAAGGGCGCACAAGATACTTGGGAGAAGGTCCTTGATGGAACTCTTTCTGGTTTTTCAATTGGTGGAAGAATGAATAAATGGGATGATGGGTTTGATGAAAAGTCAGACAAAGCAATTAGAATTATTAAGCAATACGATTTGATAGAGTTGAGTCTTGTAGATTCCCCAGCAAATCAGTTTGCAAATATTGTATCAGTTGAAAAGGTTGATGGAGTCGATGTATTTAAAGCAGATGCCACCGTACTTGAAAATGTTTTTTATGATAGAGAGTCTGGCATAGTACAGATTTCAGAGAATGAATCAGAGGTAAGTCCTACAACAGGCAATGCTATGGAAAATATAGGTTTCGTTGAAAAAACGGATAATGAAAAAGTAACAATGATAAAATTCTTAGTCGATAGTGCTAAAGGCATTAATACTTCTAAGATTAACAAGGAGGAAAACCTTATGGCAAAATCAACAAAAAACACAGTTGAAGAAATCGTAGAGAAATCTGATATTGCAGTTGAAACAACAGAGGTCGCTCTAAAGTCAGATGGTAACGATGAAGTTACAAAGGCTTCAACATGTCCAGATTGTAAGATGTCTATGGATGCATGCAAGTGCGATTCAAAGGCTGAAACAACAGATGAAGAGTCAACAGAAAAGGCTGCAAAGCCTGCAGTTGATGAAGCAGAATCTGCAGCAGAGGCTGCTGCTGAAACACCAGCAGATGAAGAGGCAGAGGCTAAGAAAAAGCCTATGGCTCCTAAGTCAGATGAAGTAGTTGCAGAAGCAATTGCAGAAACCAATGACGGTCTTGAAAAAGCCTTTAGCGATCTAGTAGAAATAGTCAAGTCATTGCAATCAGAAGTAGAACTTTTAAAGTCTACCAAGGTTGACATTGAAGTGGCACAAACATCATTTGAAGCAGTTGCAAAAGATATTGCATCAGCAACAAATGTATTTAATGAATTTGGTAAGCGTGTGGAACTTGTAGAGCAAGACACTGCTTTCCGAAAGTCTGGCGATCTCGGCGAGATAGTACAGAATCAACCTGAAACGGTTGAAAAATCCCTATGGGGCGGTAGTTTCCTCAAAACAGCCGATCTATTCATTTAGAAAAAATCACAGGAGGTGACAATATGTCGGAACAAAATATAGAAAAGAACCAGCCAGGTACCTCAGGGAACATTGGCGGAACAGCACCAGGACTCTACCAGGGTCAAGGCGCATTCGCATCAGGTTCAGATGCAGCAAGTAACGTACCAGGTAACTACACAGACGGTGGTGTATTGGGTAATATCCCAACAGCACGTCTAGGAGTTAATGATGGTCCAAATGCAGTAAATCCTTCAGGTGAGGCTGGATCAGGTATCCTACGCCCAGAGCAAGCACGTCGTTTTATTGACTACGTGTGGGATGCAACCATTCTCGCCCAAGATGGCCGTCGTGTTACTATGAGAGCCAATACAATGGAACTCGAAAAGGTAAACGTCGGAGAGCGTGTAATCCGTGCAGCAGCGCAAGCAGTTGGCGACTACACAAACGCAGGTGCAACATTCTCAAAGGTTGAATTGACTACAAAGAAGATTCGTCTTGACTGGGAAGTATCTGCAGAAGCACTAGAAGATAACATCGAAGGTGCAGCACTAGAAGATCACATTGTCCGTTTAATGACAAATGCTTTCGGTAATGATATCGAAGACCTTGCAATTAACGGTGATGGCGCAACAGGATCATTCCTTTCAATCATGAACGGTTTCGTAAATCGTGTCAAGACTGATGGAGATGCTCACGAGTCAGTTGTAACAGTCGCTAATAACGCTTGGACAACAGACGTAATGCAGAACATCATCACAGCAATGCCACGCAAGTATCGTGCTATCAAGTCTAACTTGAAGTTCTATGCTGGTACTGATGCATTCCAGGGAATTGTTAAGAATAATGGTACTCTAGCAGACGCAGTCGCTGAAGCATTTGCTTCACAGGCTGGTGGAACACCAATGAACCGTCAAGCATACCTTGATGGTGGAGCACAGACATTCGGAGGAGCACGTACAACTCGTGTTCTAGGTGTCGACGTTCAGGAAGTTCCTTACTACCCTGCAGGATATGTCGACTTGACATTCCCACAGAACCGTGTATGGGGATTCCAACGTGATATTACTGTAAACCGTGAATACAAGCCAAAGAAGGACACTGTAGAATATACAGTCTTCGTTCGCTTCGGTATTCAGTGGGAAGAGCAGGATGCAATTGCATTCGCTGATGCTGCATCAGATTCATAATCTGTAATCAGTAAAATTTAGGGGGAGTAGGAGTTAACGCTCCTGCTCCCCTTATTAACTTATAATGATATAATACTATTTAGGAGGTAATAATGGAAAACATGAATAATAATCCAATTACAGAAGAAGCAGTAGTTGAAACACCAGTTGTTGTAGAGGCGCCCGTCGTAGAAACACCAGCAGTTGAAGAAGCACCTGTAGAGTCTGTAATTGAAGAATCACTAGTTCAAGAGGCAATAACTGCCCCATCGTATGAATCTCATTCCAATGAAGTACAGGCCCTTGGCCCCGTAGATAATGGAGTTATGGGAACTACATCAGTACCAAGACCAGAACCACGCTTAGTTGAAAAAGCACCAGAAGATTTATCTGTAAAGCAAGCAATTTATTCAACAAAGAATGTTACATGGGAAGGTGTTGGTAAGGTTTATAAAGGCTACAACATTGTTACAGAAGAAGCATTAGATAAGTGGTTAACAAGATCACATATTCGTATTGCAACACCAGAAGAAGTAAAAAAGGCTTTTGGGTAACAATCAATGGAGGTCATGAGAGTTCCACCTTATCCTATTAATACAACATGGAATTTACCCATACCAAACTATGAGTATATTCAATATGTTGAGGATTTGGTGGACCACTCAGTAGTAGAAACAACGGTAACTTCTGATGCTAACGGAATAGTTCAGTATGAGTTGCCCCTGGATAAAGTACAATATGATAGAAAGTTTTATATTAAGTTTTATGACTCAGAACATATTCATACACTTTATGAAGAAAATTTAGATATTATTAGACCATATGTAAATGCTAATAAACTAGGAACAACAGCATCTGAAATTGCAGAATATAGAATGCTTGAGTTAGTCGCAAGATCTATTGTAGATACAATTATTCCAAATGGTTTTTATAATCATAAACAAATTATTCAAACAACAGGTCAAGGAACAGACTACTTCCCATTATGGTATGACACAAATAAAATTTTAAAAGTTTATGAAAATAACAAATTAGTTTATGATGTTGATACTCCAGAAGATAATGAGTACCAATTTGTCATAACATTAGATAACTCTGCTGTTCAAAAATTTATTGCAGATCCATATAACAGAGCAGAGCAAGCACCACCAAATATTCCATCAGCAAGGGGAGATTTAGGATATTATGGTTTTCAATCAGTTGGCTTTCCAGCAGGATATGATTATACATTTATTGTAGATACTGGATTTAAGACAATTCCAACAGATGTTGCTTACGCAACAGAAACATTAATGGAAGATATTAAGTGTGGAAAGTTAGATTACTATAAGAGATATGTCACAGCATACAATACAGATCAGTTTAGAATTCAGTTTGATAAGTCCATGTTTGGAGGAACTGGCAATCTCTTAGTTGATAAGATTTTGGATAAATATTCAAATACAATTCTTAAACCAGGGTTAATTTAATGATATGCGAATCAACAGATTATATGTTTCCTATGCAGGGTTCAGTATACTATCCTATAGTTGATCAGGGAGACTTTGGTGCAATTAAAAAGCATTGGGTAATAGATAAGCAGTTTGCTTGCATATTTTCTTCTGCTGGAAGAGCGTTTAAAGAAGAACTTAAACCTAATGTAAGCATAAAAGAAAATGCAGTACTTGTTGGTAGGGTAAAATCAGACTTAAGAATTTCTTCTCGTGATGCCAAGAATCCACTAACAAACATATTAATTACAGACATAAAAGATAAAGATGGAAATATTGTATACATGGAAACTTCAGGTCCAAGGTCTGGCAAAGGAACTTTATTTGAAATAGCAACTTTTGAACCATTTGTTGGAGCCTTTGGAGTAATAGATTTTTATAAGGTTGTAATTAGAAGATCTGAAAATCAAGCAGGTGATCTATGATAACTAAGTTTAATTCTAATCAGTTTAAAAAAGAAATGACAAATATTGTTAATTATTCTGTTGGATTTTTAGAAGGAGTTCAAAAAGGAAAAACTATATTCCTAAAAAATTTTGGAATGCAAACAGTAGAATTGATGAAAGAATTTATAGATTCAAATGCAAGAGTAAATCCTCAAATGCTTGAGCACGTATATGAATGGTATCAAATTGGAAGCCCAGATGCAAGACTATATGATATTTCATACACAACAAGTAATTTAGGATTATCTTTTAAGTCATCTTTTAGTCAATCTATATCAATTAAAAATGGGTCAAGAACTCCTTTTTATGACAAAGCAAGAATTATGGAAAAAGGAATCCCAGTAACGATTAGACCAAAAAATGCACAAGTCTTAGCATTTGATGATAATGGTGAGACTATTTTTACAAGGGGTCCAGTACAAGTTATGAATCCTGGAGGAACAGCAGCAGAGCGTGGCTTTGAAAAAACATTTGATATGTTTTTTAATAAATATTTTTCACAAGCATTTTTAAGAACAAGCGGTATTGCAAAATATCTTGAAAATCCACAGGTATATAAAAAAGATATGCAAGCAGGCAAAAAGATGGGTAAGTCTAAAGGACTATCAACTGGATATAGATGGATTGCTAATGCAGGAATGGGTGGATAATGGCTATAGTTATTGATCATCCACCATCATTTATAAATGCATTTTTACAGCAAAAACTTGGTGCAGACTTTGGAGCAATCCCAATGTTTCCAACTGTTCCTACAGATATGATATCCATGGCAGAAGGGTTTTCTATTCAAGATTTAACAGAAGGAACAAGATTTAGTTTTAACGGTAATGCTGCTATTTACGATAGAATGCACAGAATTAGAAAGTCTCCTTTCCCTCATATTAAATGCGAACAACTTCTTTATTATTTTAATGCTTTAACAGAAGATGCAGTACCAATTTGATTAGAATAACTCAAACTATCCAGGACCTTTTAGACCGTGGCGATGAATCTGCAGAAGATCTAAATACATGGATTTCTGAAAATCTTGATATTCAAGGCACAAAGAATGTAGATAGGCCAACAGCAACCGTTCCTGGACATGGAACATTTTATATTCCATATTTTCATAACATAAAGATATATCAATTAGAAGAAACAAGGGACATTGTAGACTTTGGAACAGCCCGTACCTATGCGGGGAATAAGATAATTATTGATTATGATTGGCATGCCGTATATCCAGACTTAAATAACTCTTAATAAAAAGGCTGTATAATTGTAGTGAGGAAACAAGCCCTTTTAATAAAATGAAAGAGGTGAAAAATATGGCTAATTATAGTCGCGGTTCAAGCAGTAACATTATCGTGGGTGCAGCAGCACTTTTTACACATAATGCAGGCCCAATCGGATACGATGAAGACGGCAAGATTACAGATGCGCAAGCAGCAATAGATCTTCCAGCACTTACAGCATCCGCAACATCCTATAAGGATACTCTGTCAAATGATGGAGATTTCACAAATATAGGATACACATCAAATGGTTTGGATATTGAATTCAATCCAGATTTTGGTGATGTAGCAGTAGATCAACTTCTTGACGTTGCTCGTTTATTCAAGCAAGGCATGACAGTTAATCTAAAGACATCTTTTGCAGAAGCAACACTAGAAAATCTTCTAGTAGCAATTGCAGGAAAAGATAGCGATCTTCCAGAAGCAGTTTCAGGAATTCATTCATTGAGAATGTCTGCAGGAGATATTGGCGACGTTCCTCTAGAGCGTGGCCTTGTAGCAGTAGGACCAGGTTCTGGTTCTTCTCTAGATCCAAAGGAAAGAATCTACGTAGCATATCGTGCACTCTCAATTGAGACTGTTACAGTATCTGCAAAGCGTGATGCAGCATCTATGTTCGATGTATCATTCCGTTTGCTTCCAAATGACAATGCGTCATATGGTAAGATTGTAGATCGTTCACTAGCGTAATACAACTTAATATGATAGGCTCAATCCTTCGGGGTTGGGCCTTTCTGTTTGGTATACTTATATAATGGCAACAAAAATATACGACACAAAAAAAATATCATTAGTAGATGATAGAGTTATTTTTGCTGCTCCATTAAAAATAAAATACTTAAGAGAATTTTTAGAGACATTTGAAACTATTAAAGAAGCAAAAAGTGATGATGAATCAATATCTATTCTGGCTCAATGTGCTCTTATTGCAATGCAACAATATTGCCCATCAATTAAAACTATTGAAGATTTAGAAGATAGCCTAGACTTACCAACCATCTATGATGTTATTGATGTTGCAGCGGGAATCAAAATTAACGAGAAGTCAGAAAACACAGTTAAGGACCAGGCAGTTGACAGTGGATCAACATGGGAAACCTTAGACTTAGCAAAACTAGAGTCAGAGGTTTTTTTAATCGGTATATGGAAAGACTATGATCAATTAGAATTATCAATGTCTATGCAAGAGTTAACAGCAACACTAAAAATAAAGAGAGAGTTAGACTATAACGATAAAAAATTTTTTGCTGCAATGCAGGGTGTTGATTTAGATAAAAATTCTGGTAATGGTAACGAATGGGAAGATATGAAGGCTAGGGTATTTAGTAAAGGAGCAGTAACTGACGGCAACGATATTCTGGCTTTACAAGGTATTAATGCTGAAAAGGCTGGTTTTGGAATAGACATGGGTCTTACCTATGAAGTTTATAATTAGTAAAAAATAAACCTGACTTATGGTATAATTAACTAAACCTTATAAGGAGGAATAAATGGCAACTGCCACTGAAGAAAAGACAGTCACGCTTATCGATGGCACCAAGATCAAAGTTAGACCACTTAAGATCTCTCTACTTCGTCCGTTTATGAAGAAGTTTGAGGATATCGCAAAGGTATCAGAAGATAACGAAAAGTCTATGGATTTACTCATGGACTGTGTTCAAATTGCAATGCAACAATACAAGCCAGAATTGGCAGAAGACAAGGAAGCACTAGAAGAAAATCTAGACCTTCCAACAGTATACAAGATTGTCGAAGAGGCATCAGGAATTAAACTTTCTGACGCATCATTACTTGGCAACCTTGCAAATAACTAAATAAAGAGGTGTTAATGGATGGCTGATGTAGAATCCAATATTCATGTAAATATTGATACGTCTGATGCTTTAGCAAGTCTAAAACTTCTACAACGTCAAATATCAGCCTTCCATACACAGATGTCAAAATCTGGTACTGCAGCATCTGCGGTAGCAGCAAATCAAGCACAAAACTTGATGAACAACATAAATGCTACTGGTAAATTTAACGCATCAATGCGAACAGTAACATCAAGTACAGAATCTTTTACCAATGCTTTAGAAAGAAATAAATTAACTTCTAGAGAATATTTTAGATATACTGGTGCTGCAACAAAAACTTTTGGTAGATTATTTGCATCTGAGTTTGAAACATTAAATAAAGTTGCAAGAGAACGTGTAAAAGATATACAAACCCAGTATGTTAAAATGGGTAGAGGTGCTAATGGTGCGCTACAAGCAATTGCCGTAAGGCCTCTAACGCTGGATATGAAAAATCTTGGAACACAAACTGCTATGGCTGCACAAAGACAACAACTTCTTAATCAATTATTGAAACAAGGATCAACAAATCTTTTAAACTTTGGTAAAAATACACAATGGGCTGGTCGTCAGTTGATGGTTGGTTTTACAGTTCCACTTGTAATGCTTGGATCAGTTGCTTCAAAAACATTTATGAAACTTGAAGAACAGGCAATTAGATTTAAGCGTGTTTATGGAGAAATGTTTACGACTCAGGCCGAAACAGATGCCATGGTTAAGCAGGTTCAAAAACTTGCAACAGAATATACCAAGTATGGTGTTGCAATAGAAGATACAATGAAAATGGCTGCAGATGCAGCAGCAATGGGTAAACAAGGAGCAGATTTACTTGCTCAGATTGCTCAAGCAACAAGACTTGCAGTTCTTGGTGGAGTAGACCAAGCACAAGCATTACAAACAACTATCTCAGTAACAAATGCATTTGGAGTTGCTGCAGATCAGTTAGCAGGAAAAATTGATTTCCTTAACGCAGTTGAAAACCAAACAGTTGTATCAATTGAAGATTTAACAACAGCAATTCCAAAGGCTGGACCAGTTGTAAAACAACTTGGTGGATCTGTAGAAGATCTAGCCTTCTTCCTTACTGCAATGAAAGAAGGTGGAATCAATGCATCTGAAGGAGCAAACGCTCTTAAGTCTGGACTAGCATCTTTAATTAACCCATCAGCAAAAGCAAGTAAAATGCTTGCAGGGCTTGGTGTTAATATTAAAGGAATTGTTGAAGCAAACAAAGGAGATATTAAGGCAACAGTAGTTGGATTTGCACAAGCACTTGATACACTTGATCCACTTAATCGTGCTCGTGCTATTGAGCAATTATTTGGTAAGTTTCAATTCTCAAGACTGTCTACATTGTTTCAAAACGTAACAGCGCAGGGTACACAAGCACAAAGAGTTTTGCAATTAACACAAGCAACTACAGAAGAACTTGCAATATTATCACAGCGAGAATTAGACAAAATTCAAAACACAACAACTTATAAATTTAAAAAATCAATGGAAGATTTAAAATTAGCAATAGCGCCTGTAGGAGAGCAATTCTTAAAAGCATTAACTCCCATTGTTGAGTTTGTTGGAAAAGTTCTTGATAAATTTAATAATTTAGGAGATGGTACTAAAAAGTTCTTAACTATTCTTACAGTTGCTCTTGCTGGGGTTGGGCCAGTTCTTTTGATGGGATTTGGTTTAGTTGCAAATGCTGTTGCTAATATAATTAAAATGTTTGTAGGCCTAAAGTCTGTATTTAATAGAACTGGTCAATCAAGTCAAATATTAGGAGAACAGACAAACTATTTAACTAAAGAACAATTAGAAGCCTCAGCAGTTGCAGCATCACTTGATCAGGTTCATCAAAGATTAAGGCAAACTTTTACATCTGAAACAGCAGCAGTAAATATGTTGGCAAATGCATATAGAAGAGCAATTGCATCACAGATAGGATTTGTTGGTCCTAGTGCTGGAAAGCGTATGCCTACACCTAAAAAATATTCTAAAGGAACAACAAGTGTTCCAGGAACTGGAAATAAAGATACTGTAAACGCAGACCTAACTCCTGGTGAAGCAGTAATTCCTCAACAATCAGCACAAGATCCAGCAAATAGGCCAGCCATTGCACATATGGTTGCAGGCGGAAGAATTCAAGGATTAGCCTTTGCTCCCGAAGCAGTAAAAACAAAAGATAACAATGCTACAAAAATGAGTGAGACTCACGTAGGTGGTAAAAGCGAGCCAAGACTAATATCAGACATAATAAAGGCTCATCCAGAAATGACTGACAATCAAAGATTAAAACTTATCACCATGGAACAGGTTCTTTTGTCACAAGGATTGCCAGCAGTAACAACAACTAAACATGGATTAATGTTTGATTTTCCACTAGAGATCAACAAAAGAATGTATGGAGAAGGAATACCAAAACAAGATTTTATAAATGAATGGATAAAAGACGGGGCAGCAAAATGGCATCCATCTGGAATGAGTCCTGTACAAGCACAAGCACTAGATGATGCATTTTTAACTGCTGTTAAAGACTCTAAAGCAACAATGATTAATGATGATCTATTAAAAAATTTATATGAAGAAAAAATTCCAAAAATTATAAGTCCAAATGATCCAGGATACATAAAGTCTAAAGGTTTATATGTAACAGACTTTAGATTTAATATGGGTCAGGGTTTGGGAACTACGCCAGAATCAAGCGCAGCAATATTAGAAAAAGCAAAAACAACAATAAATCCAGCAACTGGAAAACCTTACATTGCCGACTATGAGATTAAAACTAGAATATCTCAAAGTCAGGGTAAAGTAGTAACTTCCTCTGGAAGTGTAACTCTTAATCCAGGAATGTATAATGGTTTTGAGATTAAAGAGCCAACAACTGTAAATATGAATAGACTTGGCACTGGTACAACGCCAACTTTTTCTAAGAAAAAAGATAGTCAAGGAATAAAGAAATCAACAAAAACAAAAATTGCAGTTCCTTTAGAGGCTCCAAAACTAATTGATCTTCAGAAAGCATTAGACCATAAAGAAAAGTTACAGGCTATAGCAGCAGATGCAGCAGGGACTTCAAATGGAATAAAGAAACCAACAAACTTTGGTGTCCAGCAATCTCAAAGTTCTGGAAGAAGTAATTTTATGTCAACCATTGGTGGAGTATATATAAAGCCAGATGGAACAAAAGTATTTGTAAAGCCTATGTTAAGCGAATTAGATGCTGTAGCAGAAAAAAGAGCAACTGAAATTGCAAGAACCGTTCATGGGTTGGTAGCACCAAAGCAAACTATTAGGACAATGATTGACCCTACAGATATTTCTGAGACAGATGTTAATAAAAAAAGAAAAATAATTGTACTAGAGTCTCCTTATGATCCAAGGTTTGATCCAAACACAATGTCAAAAACATTCACACAAAAAGATTATTTTAAACAGTTAGTTGCATCAAGTCTTCGTGCAGATAAAGATCTTAAGAAAGGCAATCTTGGAGGAAAAGTTTTAGCAGATGTTGGAGCAGCAGGAGTTTTTGATACAGCCTCTGGGAAAAGGACTTATTCAAAAGGTCTTCCATCAATGGAAGATATTGCAATGCATAACTTTAAAGGTGTTGCAGGAGCAAACGCTAATGCTTCCCCTTTCTGGTTTGGAAATGCAACAGCAGATATTCCACAAAGGATAAAATCTGCAAAAGAGTATAAAGACTTAGTTGTTGCGGAAATAGAAAGAACTCTTCCAAAATTAAGAACAAAAATTGATAGTCTTAAACTTGCTGACAATGATCCAGCCAAAAAAGTCTATGAGGACATGTACAAAAGACTTGAGGCTGGTAAGGCTGCAGACTGGGAAAAAGTTTATAATTTTCATAGATCAATTTTAGTAAAACCAGATGAAGTGCTTCAAGATAAAAATGGTAACTTAAAACCAATACCAACAAAACCAAATAACGGAAAATTAAAGTCAAATTCTGGCAGTATAAGCGACACAAGACTTGCTCCAGCAAGTGTTGCTTCATTAGTTCGTCAAGGGCCAAAAGCAAGAATTGTTGGAAAAGCAAATGCTCCAGGGTCAAATAATGCAACTGTAAACGCAGTCCTTGCTGGAGTAAAAGGGTCTGTTGCAAAAGCCAAGGTTGCTGGCGCAACTATTGGAAAAACAATATCTCAGTCAGCAGCAGCATCATCAAGAACTACATTATATGGCACTGGACCAATAGATTCAGATGCTAAATCTTTACGTAGACAAATGGAAAAGCGCCAAAAGGCAGAAGCAAAAACACAAGCAAAAATGGCAGCATCAAAAACTAAACTATACGGTATGGGACCAATGGATGCAGATGCCAAATCTATGCGTAGACAAATGGAAAGAAGAAGTAAGTTAGCAAACTCTGTAGCATATCAAAAAAGAATTATTAGTGAAAGAGCAGCAGCACAATTTACAAAAGCACCTTCAATATCTGCAACGCCAATAGGACCTTCAATGGCAAATGGAAAATTTGAAACCACCAAATTACAAAGAACTAAAAATAATTTATCAAATGCAAGAGCAGCAGGAAAAGGTGGTATGGGTCTTGCTGGCGGTGTTGGATTAGCAGCAGGAGCAGCAATGATTGGTTCTATGGCTCCAGGCAAAGTTGGAGAAATATCACAAAAATTAATGATGCCACTTATGGGGTTGTCTATGATAATTCCAATGTTAAAAAGTCCTGCTTCGGCTTTAGCGGTAGGACTTGTTGCAACAGTTGGATCATTTGTTGCTTTAAGAATGGCATTTGATAAAGCAGCAAATAATGTTTTACAAGAAGGTGAAAAGTTTAAAGGATCTACATCTGCAATACAGTCAATAGCAAAATTTGGTGGTAAAGCAACAGCCTCAGAACAGATGGACCTAAGAAGAAAAAATTCTTTTTCAATGCTTGGCCCAGCAACAGGTAAGACTACGTATGGAGAATCATTTGTTCAAACAGCAGAGGGTAAAGCATTAACAGCAAAAATATCAGAACAAAGTGCTAAGGGTAAAGGAAATGTTGCAGCAAAAGATTTAAGTGGTCAACTTTCTGCAGCAATTATGTCTGGTGCTATGGATATGTCACAAGCAAAAAGTTTGGCCATGAATGCTGGCAGACAAGCAGGAAACATGTCTATTGGTATAAAAGTTATTGCTCAACTAGAAAGTTTACTTGGACCAAATGGAGAAAATCTTATTAACGATCCATTAAATGTTAGAATTAATATGATAAATGCAAATGCAAAGAATATGCAAAATAGTGCAAACAACGTAAAGAATGCTGGTAATTTACAAAAACTTGCTGGACAAAAAGTAACACAAGGACTAGGAATAGGTGCATCTGCACTTGGTGGAGCAGCAGCAGGTGCTGGATTCGGAACAGCACTTGGACCTGCAGGAACTCTAGCAGGAGCAATCATAGGTGCTGGAATTGGAACAGCAGTAGGAGCAATTGGTGGATACTTTGCATCACAGAAATATGCAAAAGAAGCAGCAGTTCTTGGAGCAACCTATGCGGTAGATGCTAAAATTGCAATGGAACAAAATAAACAAATATTAGATTCATTTGATATGTACTATCAAAAAAAGATTGAAGAGTTAACCCTGCAAGGCAAAATTAATGAAGCGAATCAAATGCAAAACGATTACATTAGAGATAGAAATACACTTACAGCAGCCCAAAGTGCTTTACAAGCAAATATTGTTTCACAGTATAACTCTGCTGGTGGACTTCAAGAGTCAATGATGTCTGGAATGAAAAAAGCCACAACTGCAAAATACAAAAATGATCCTAACCAATTAGCATATATAGATACTGTAAATCAACAATCAAAAAATCTAAGAAAAGATGGTCTTATAAACAGTGGTCAAGAGTTTTTAATTCAAGCAAAAATGGCAAGTGGAGATATTCCTCCAGCCGTATTTAGAACTCTTTTACAAATGGCAACAGATAACAAAGACATTGCACCAAAGATGATGAACATTATTACAAAATTTACTGGTGCAACATCTGAGTCAATAGGCGTTGCAGCACAAAATATTCTTGATGCAAAGGGTGATGTTAATAAAACAATTCAAACAAACTTTATTACAAAAGTTGAAGCATTTGAAAAAGACTCAGATGCTCTTGATTTTACAAAAAATATGATTAAATTAAATAATCTTAATACAGTTATACCTTCAGATTTTATGGTTAGTTTTTACATAGACCCAAAAAATAAAGCAGCATATGATGAATTAAATCGAATTCTTGATGCAATTGAAACACAAAAACCAAAAACAATAGATGCTGTTTATAACATAATGCCACAACTTAAGGGCAGTGCAGCCTTTAATGAAGCATACTTTAAATCATTAACAGATGATCAAAAACTTGTATACACAACCACAATTGCATCAATTATTAATATTCCAGATCCACAGATTGAAGCAAGCGCAGATTACATAGCATGGACTAAAGAATCTGGACCTCATGGTGGTGCAGATGTTACTGGCAGTATTGCAAATAAAATAGCAAAATATAAAGAAGCACAGGGCTGGAAAGCAGTTACAGATAATACACAAGTAGGAGTTGCTGCCCCAGCAAAAACAACGTCAACTGGCGGAAACACAGTACAGGCCTCACCATTAGATGATTTGGTAAAGAAATTAAGAGATGTAAGAATGAATCAGATTATGGTAACAGAAGGCTGGGGTGCTTCAAGTAAAGCACTTAATAAACTATTTGGCGGTAGCAAGACAATCAATGTATTTAGTGGTATAGAAAACGATCTAAGACGCCTAGGTGGAAGTCAAGATTTAATTGAACTAATTATTGGTATGGACCCAAAGGTATATGAACAGAAAAAGAACTCACTATTTTTCTTTGACAACAAGAAAAACATTATTGGACTAAGAGAAGATGCTAAAAACATTCAGGAAGCATTAAACTCAATAACTATGGGTGACTGGAACTCTAGTATGGAGGCAGACCTTAAGGCTATTGATAATCAGTCCTCTGCATTTAATAAGTTAGCAAACCTTGGAGTTCCAGTAGCAGATGCATATCAGTTAATTTCTGATAAGACAATAGCATCAGCAATTGCCAATGGCGTTAATGATAAAACATTAAAAACATTAATTGAAAGATATAAAACTTTGACTGCAGCACAACAAAAATCAGCAGCAATAAGCGGAGTAAAGACAGACATTGCACAATTTAAGAAAGATACAATGCAAGAAGCAAGACTAAGATCTAAGTATGGCGCAGAAAATGCTTTTGCAATTTCATCAGATGAAAACTTAAAAGCAATGGAAAATCAAGTTGCTTTAGCACAAGCAAAAGTAGATAGGTTGATGAGAATTGATGCACCAGCAATAATGATCGGTGCTGCACAAGGAGAATTAAATGCATTAATTTCTGACTTTAATGAAAGACTAAATCAGTTAAAATCTACAGTTGAATTTATGCAAGGACTATTTGATAAAGGCTTTGGCAATGCAATGCAGGCTTTTGATGTTAAAGAAACAGCCCTTAATATACAATTTAAACTAGACACAAAATCAAAAGATACAATAATTAAAGATGCACAAAATGCAATAGCATCAATTCAATATAAAATAGATGATAAACAAGCAGCCTTAAAGGGTATTGAAGATCAAGAACAAAAAATTAATGACAAATATGATGAAAGAATTCAAGCCTTAAATGAAGTTGAAAAAGCCAATGCAACTATTTCAAATCAACAAAAGGGACAACTAACTCTTGCTGAAGCATTAACATCGGGAGATATTGCTGCAGCAGCCAGGGCTGCACAAGACATTAGAGCACAAGAAGCAGCAGATGCCGTAACGAAACAAAAGGATGCTGTAGAACAGTCTCGAAAGTATGAATTGGCTGGAGTAACTGCAATTGATAAAACTGATGGCAAAGTTAAAACTAGGAAGCAACTTGAAGAAGAAATTAAAACCCTTGAAACTGAAATATTCAAAATTGAAGAAGATAAACTAGAACCAGCGCAAGAGTTTATTCGATTAAGACAAATTCAATTAGATAAAGATATAGAAGGACTTACAGTTCTTGGACTAACAAAAGATGCATGGGCAGCAATTAAAAATGAAGTAGACCTTGCATTAATTAAGAGCGCAGCATTTGTTGAATCTATGCAACTTGCACTAGATGTTCAAAAAAGACTTATTGATGCATATAATACACAAAAACCAGCAGCACAGGTCACACCAGCAGTTGCTTCACCTAATAAACAAGTAGCAGACCCTGCAACTACTCCAGAAGTTCCTGCAGTGGTAAAAAAAGCAGCAGACGCAGCAGTAGCAGATGCAGCAGCAGCAGTAGTTGCAGCAGGATCAACTGCAGCAGCAGCAGCAATTGCAGCAGATGCAGTGCCTGGCGCAACCATAGTAGTGGGAAATGAAACAACTACAAATACAGCAGGAACTATAGAACCAACAGGTTCAAATAGACCAACAGATCAGTCATCTGTTGTTCAGATGCATTTTGATGATTTACAAAAAATTGCAGATGATGCAGACAAGAATTTTATGCTTTTTAATCAGGCAATGAATGTTGGAGATGTAGCAAAGAATGCAGGAAACACTCCAGCCCAGCACTTGGCAGATTTATACAAGTTACAAAATGATCTTGCTGTGCAAAAGGCTATGGCACCAACAGAAGGAATGCTTGCACAAGAAAAAGCAGTAAGAGATGCAGCAAATGCTGCCGCAGCAGCAGCAACGGCTAAGAAAGCAGCAGATGCAGCAATGCTAAAGAAATTTGGTGGAAATGCTGCAGCAGCAAATGCATTTGGTAATTGGTCTATGGGTGGCCTCATTCCTAATTATTTTGCAGTTGGTGGTTTTGCAAAGGGTACTGATACAGTGCCAGCAATGCTAACTCCAGGAGAGTTTATTATGAGTAAGTATGCAGTTGATTCTCATGGCGTAGACACTATGAGGGCAATCAATAATGGTCAAACAACAGGCGGGGCAGTGTATAATAATACATATACATTAACTGTTAATGCAAAAACAAATGCTAATCCAAATGAAATTGCACAGGCAGTAATGTCAACAATTAAACAAGTTGATGACAGAAGAATTCGGGGGATTGGTTTAAATGGTAGATGATCCAAGGTTCGCCTATATGCAAAGCCGTAAAAGATACAACAGACCTAGCGGTATGCTATGGTCTGAAAACTCTGGTACTCTGATAAATGGTTTGTATATTCCTCAAGGATACGAAGTCGGAGCAGCAACAGAGGGGGTAGATCCAGAACTAATAGACCAATTTTTAATGCTTACAGATGATAATAGATCGCCACTTGATTTTTCAGATGAGCGTATTGAAAAGCGAGAGAGAATGATTAATGGACGTATGAGATCATATCATACTGCAGACAAGATGAAAATTAGCACTGGCTGGAATATGATTCCTTCAAGGTCGCATTCGAATGTTCCAAGTTTTAATATAGTAACTGGAAAATCACCACACACTTCATACACAACAGACGGTGGCGCAGGTGGAGCAGACATGCTTGAGTGGTATGACGGACACAAGGGTTCTTTCTGGGTATTCCTAGCATATGATAGAAAAGGAATTTTTAAGGGAACAGAGGCTCCCTATGATCACCTATCCCAGTATAACCAACTTATAGAAATGTTTATATCAAGTTTTTCATACTCTGTAGAAAAAAGAGGCGCTAACTTTGATTATTGGAATGTCTCAGTTACCTTGGAAGAGGTATAATGTTTGAGGACAAAGACTTACAAAATTTCTTAGAAACATCTTCAACAATAAGAAATAAGTCAATCATAACTGCTGAATGGAATATGAATATTCCAACTAACATTAAACACATAGGAAACTATAGATATAGACCTACACAGTCTGGATCCGTATACTCTTCTTTGCCTAGTAGTTTTGATGTTAATGATGATGGAAACTTTTATACAGGAGCAACTGATGCAGATATTATTATAGATGGAGAGTTTGATAATAATGATATTCCAACAACATTTTTAACTAAGAAAGAAAAACTACAAACTCTTTATTCTTTAGAAGATTGCTTTGGTCAGTTTAGACCAAGGTCAGGAATTAATAAAGCGGTATTTTTTGAAAAAGGAAAACTGCACCATCCAAATTTATTCATGGCAGATAGACCCAGATACTACATGCCAGATAAAAATGACAAGTTTAAGTATTGGACATCATATAGAACAGAGTCTGGAGAGGAGTACGGAATAGCATCAAATGTTCGTGACTCTCAGTATTCTATAGAAGATGCTTGTCCATTTGTTGTTTATAAAGAAAAAATTCCAACAAATAGGGTTGTAGTTAAAATGCAAACACATACTGGAACTGAAAACCTTGGGCCATTTTCTTCACCGACTGGAGCATATGCAGATCCATTTTATGGAGAATTAAACCAAAAAACTCCAAGTAAGTGGAAGATTCAGTTTTTAAGGGATGGCAATTGGGAAAATGTTGTATCTTTTAACCCAGCAGTAACAAGAAGAGACGGAACTCCTATTATTAAAAGCGACGGATATGTTGAAATTGCTTACGGATTAATAGTACCAGAAGAGTGGAGATCAAATTTTGTTATTGCAGAAACTTATACAAGTATTTCATTGCTTCCAGAACAGTCAGTAATTGGTTATGCTTATTTAATTAAACCAAATAAAGACGAACTAGGCGCTTACCATATTTGGGACGGTACACAGTATGTGGTAAAAATACCAACATACGGGTGGTACATACAAGATGAGACAGTAGATAGATTGACTAACTTTGTAACAGATGCAACGTCTCCAGATGTATTTGTAAAAACACTTGACAAGAAAGAGCAGTTTAGAGAGTTTGAGTATATAAGCGGTATAAGACTTGTAGTAGAAACTATGAACACAAAAGATGCCACATTTGATCTTATTGAAATTTCTCCAAGACTTGTGATGAATGTTTCTGATAAAACAATTGACTACTCTATCAATAAGAGTGCTTCAGACCTTGGACTTTCTGGTTTGCCAGTAGGACAACTAATTGCTTCTAATGGAAGCATAACTCTTTTTGATCATGATCAAGCATTTAATACTAACAACAAAAATAGCATAATTGCTAAATATATTTCAAGGCATGCTCAGTTTAAATTTTATGAAGTAATTGTTGATGTTGCTGGATGGGACTACTATGTTCCGATAAAAGCATTATACTCAGATGCATTTCCAAAACAAGACCTAATGTCAAAGCGTGTGTCTATATCATTAAGAGACATGTATTGGTATTTAGAATCACTAACTGCTCCAGAAATACTGATGACTGAGGTTTCTGTTAGTTCTGCAGTTTCTTTGCTACTAGACCACATAGGATTCTCTAACTATACTTTTAGAAGAGTTGCAAATGAAAAAGAAATTATCATTCCATACTTTTTTGTTGGGCCAGACACTAGCGTTGCACAGGTTCTTCAATACTTGGCAGTTTCAACTCAGACAGCAATGTTTTTTGATGAGTACAACAACTTTGTTATGATGAGTAAAAATTATATAATGCCAACAATAGAAGAAAGGCCGACAACTTTTGATCTTAAGGGTACAAAAGATTTTGTAGAAGATCGGGAAGTAAGAAACAAAACAAATAAGCCAAAATTGGCAAATGTTATTTCTGTATCAACCCAGGATAGTGCGGTATATAATGATGGCGCAATTAATTACAGTACAAGATACATTCAAAGATCTATAGGATCACTAAGACAGGCAAGCCTTGTAGATGATGAAAGATACTACACATACAAACCAGCACTGTTATGGGAAGTTTCTGGTACACAAAATACCAAGTCAATAAATAATGAAGTGGCAACTCAATCTGCCTATGTGCTCAGCGCTATTCCTCTTAACTCGGATCTAACTGCTTCTGTACCAGAAGTAAAAAACAACATTGTGATTAATAATACATTTAGCCTTGGTGAAGCAGCCTACTGGATTACAAGATATAACGGATACTTCTATTCACAAGGAGAGATTATTAAGTATGATGCAGTTCAATATAATGTTTCTGGGTTTGGAAATGTATGGATAACATCAACTGAAGATTATCAAAACTATTTTGCAAAACTTCCATTTAATGGAAAAATATATCCTACAGGTTTAGTTAGAATATACTCTGAGCCAAAGTACTTTGAAAAAGATGGAGTAGTTAAACTACAGAATGGAGTTGTTCAAAAGCATGGCCGTGGTCAATTTGGAACTGAAGTTGTTGCACACTCTGCTGGAATATCTGATTATTGGAAATCAGATGACAATGTCAAGGGTTGCTCAATGCTTTCAGAATTTTTATTTGATCAAGATATAGAACCGATAGATATTGAAGTAGTAATCCCACCAGGCTCGACACAACAAGAGATAGACCTTCTAAAGGCTGCTGGCAAGGCAACTAGAGAAGGATACTCTTCAGATGCGATTGCAAGAACATCGTCAAGAAGTGGAATTATTAAAAACTTTATGTCAACGTCTTTTCTTGGAGAAATTGTAACGGCAACAAAGCAACAGACTGGAACGCTACAATCTTCTGCTTTGTCTCTTACTGGTCCGAACTTTACAACTAAAGAAAATCCAAGAGATTTTATATCCTATGTTCATAAAAACTTAAAAGACAAAAAGTATAAGCATTTTGGAACAAGAATGAGAATCGTTGGAAAGATTGAAAACAACGAAGATAGAGGTCAGACATCTAATGGATCTTCAACATACTACATTGTTAATGGTAGCACCCCAGATAAAAATATAAACATATCTGGTGGCTCTGGAGGTCTTGCATTTATGCTTAACCCAACAACAAATGTTGGTTATTATTTTGAGATTGCAGCGCTAGGTGTTGGAAATTTGTCAGATCAAGAAAGACAAAGTGTTAGCAATGTTTTCTTTTATAAGATAAAGTCTAACAATGGCGTAGCAGTTCCAGTCTCTCTTTGGCAGGGTCTTGGAGAAATTACTGTAGATGATGGTAAGTTTACTGGTCAGGCAAGAATAGTTGCTGAACAAAATTCAACGGTATATGACTTAGCAGCAGAGTATGAAGATATTGGAAGCATAAGAAGATTCTGTCTATATCTAAATGGCCAATTAATTAAGACAATAGATGACACAGATCCTCTACCAGCGTACTCAGATGTTGCACTATTTACACGAGGCTCTTCAAGAATTATGTTTGAAAATGTTTATGCATTGTGTAATAACTATTCTCAGAATACAACATTTTCTTTAGGAGCCCCAGTCAACTCTGTATTTGGAGACTCAGACATAAACGCTAATGAGTCTTTTAGAAAATATTCTATAAGTGGACTAATTCAAAATACATACTTGGCAGGTGTAGGAAATTCAGAAGCACCAAAATACAACATATACTTTGAGGAGTTTGGTAGCATAATGAGAGAAGCAGCCACTTTTAATTTTAAGTATGATAAAGCCTTTCCAGCACTAACTGCAAAGATTTCTCCAACGTTCAACAAGATAAAAGGATATGTTGTTTCTGGATTTAGGGCAGGATCATATGGAGCAGAGTTTATGGTGTTTAATGCAACAGATACGGCAATTAGTTTAGACGAGACAACTGGTAACTATTTAAGAGTTCAAGGAGTAACATTTACACAACAATCAGATAATAGGTTAACTGTTGATGATTACTTTAATAAAAACAGTTTAACATCTGATCCACAGTTTGTCGCAGATACTTTAATTTCAAACCCATATAAATTTAAACAAGATTATCAGGATATCAAGTTGAGTAGAATGACTTACGGTAAAAAAGAATTTTCTTTAAATACTCCATACATTCAATCTTATGATGAAGCAAATAGTCTCATGAAATGGCTTATTGAAAAAATAGCAAAGCCAAGAAGGTCTGTTGGTGTTAAGGTGTTTGCAATACCAACCTTACAACTGGGAGACATTGTGACCCTTGACTATGAAGAAAACGGAGTATCTATGGCATCTTCTTTATCAAGCAGGTTTGTAATCTATAACATTGATTATTCCAAGAGTATAGATGGACCAGATATGACATTATTTTTGAGTGAGGTTGTTTGATGGTATATCTAGGAAACATGACAGATGGCGGTGGAGAAACAGCATCACCAAATACTACTGCTTCGCTTCCAATACCAAATGCTACGGCTTCACTTCCATTAGTAGACAACGCAACATCTCAAGGTGCTTCATTAAAGTCAACTGCGTATGCCATAAAGATTGCAACCCCTGATTTAATAATAAGAGATTCAGAGGTTATGTCTATTGAAATAATGACAGACCTAATCTTTGAAGATATTGGCGGTCAAGAACTTGCAACAATATCCAGACACGATCTAGTCAATGGTCAAAAAGTAGTCTATGCTCCTATTAAAAATTTAACAGATCTTTATTTACAGTACAACCCAAATAATATTTTAAGGCTACAGCAGTCTGACTCATATTTTAAGTCTTTGTCTATTTCAATAATGGACCACCTGCCAGTTTGTGGGAATGGGTATGACATAATTGAGAACCCTCTTGAGCCAGATAAAAACAAATGGACAAAGGTTCCAAACTGCAAGTCTATTTATGTTGATCCTATAAGCGGAGACTTAATAATTAACCTTGTAAACTTAAAAGATGGGGTCCAGGCAGAGGTTCAGTTATTGACAAGTGGAGAGATTTATGATGCTACAATATACAATGGAGGAAATTAAGTGATAACAAATACAGGAAAGAATATTTTAGCCAAGTACCTTGTTGGTCAAACACCATCATATGCTTCTCATATTGCTGTTGGGTGTGGCCCCAAACCACTAACCCAAGACGGAACTCTTCCAGATTTTTCAGATAAGAAGTCACTTGACTTTGAAATGTTTCGTGTGCCAATAACCTCAAGAGGTTTTGTGGATGAGTCAGGTGTCTCAAAAGTCGTACTTACAGCAGAACTTCCAACACAAGAACGATATGAAATTACAGAGGTAGGTTTATTCTCTGCTGCATCAAATCCTGCTGCAGGAGCGTTTGACAGTAAAACTATTTACTCATTTTCTGATTCTGAGTCCTGGAAGTATTCTTCTCAGGGTAAAGAGATACCAGTAATATATTCCCCACTAGATGACAGACTTGTCAACATAGTTGGAGCAGTAGCATCTGGAGTAAACGTAACATATACAACAGACGCAGCCCACGGTTTTTTTGCTAATAACAACACCAGAGTTTCTGTTTCTGGAATTTCTCCAGCCAGTTTTAATCTAACAGATAAAGAGATTGTCGCTGTCCCTTCGTCAACAACTTTTACATTAGTAGCAGACGCTGTCGTCGCTGGCACATTTAAAACTTCTGGGTATTTAATTAATGATGTTGATACAAATACTATCAATCAGGTCTATCCAGTTTTTCAAACAAATGCAGACAATAAGATTTTTACTAATGAAGATAGAGTAGACAGACATGAAAGATGCAGATTCTTAAACAACATACTTATTATGTCAGGCAATACATCTACAATATCTATAGAGTCCGACAACCACCTACTTGCAGCAACAGGATCAGAGTTTGTACAGTTAAATGCAACAGCAGTAGATTTTAGTAAAAACTCTCCAGCAGATGAACTTAGATTGGCATTTTCTGTGGTCAATAAGGTTGGTAACGCAGAAACACTACCAACATCTGTTAGAGTTATTGTTGAGTTTTCTTCTACTGGTACATTTAAAACTGGTAAGTGGGCACTTTTTGAAGCAGTCGTGACTAGTGCAGACAATGATTTTTCAACAAATAGGTATTTGGTTGTATCAAAGCAACTTCAAGAACTTCAGAAGAGTGCAGACTTCTCGTGGGCAGAAATAAATACTGCTAGAATTTATGTTTCTGTTACAAAAGATGGAAACAATACTCCAACATCTGATTTTTATGTTTGCTTGGATGGATTTAGACTTGAAAATATTAACTCAACAAACTCTGTTTATGGTTTAACTGGATACTCTGTAATGAGAACTCCATATGCAAAAACAATTATAAAGTCAGCAAATACAACAAACTATATTGAGTTTAGATTTGGTTTGGATGTGTTATAGTGGCAGATGCAGGCATTAAGAATGTTATAGTTAAAAAAGAACTTTTAGGAAAAGTCTCATCAGAAAATGGCAGAGTTATAAGATTTAGGCTTGTTGCAGAAGACAAGAATAGAAAGTCTGCTTGGTCGCAGATCTTTATGATTAATGGACAGTTTGTTCAAGTTTTGCCAGGAGATATATCTGTAATTGGAAACTTAGTATTAGTAAACTGGTCTAATGGTTCAAATCCAGCAGACCAAACAAAGTATGATGTTTTTGTTCAATATGATTCTAGTACTACAATTACACATATAGGAACACCAACGGGGACAAGTCTTTCATTTTTAAAAACTGGTACTCCTCAGACACTCAGAGTTCTGGTACAATTAGCATCAACAAAACCACAGGCAATAGTGGGAACTCCAACAGCAGGCAAAACTATCAAAATTTTTGACTCAGGAATTAGAAACGCAACCACAGGGTTTCTGGTATAATTAGAGTATGGCAATATTACCTGTACCAGAAAGAGGCCAGCCTCTAGACGTAACATATATCTATCAGATTGTTAAGGCTATTAATGATTTATCTTCACAGATTTCTACTTCAACAAACAAATATGTCTCTGTAGACACAACAACATCAGGTAAGCAAAGCGTAAAGATTTCAGAGGCCCGTATAATCGGTGGATATGTCCAAGTGACAACAAGTACAACACAGATTGCAGGATCGTCTAAGACGTTCTCTTATGACTTTTCAACAGACTTTAAGTTTGCCCCAATTGTAACAGCGACCCCTATTAACGTAGGAAACACTGATGCTGGAAAAGATGTCACGGTAACTATAAATAGTATATCAACTTCTAGAGTAGAAGGAACGGTTAAGTTTAATACTGGAGGAGACACAAGCATTGGGCTTAATTTGATAATAGTTGGAATACCAAATTAATGATGTCATGTAAAAAATGCAAAGGAAGAATGTTTTTAGATAGGCAATACACTGAGATTAATCATTTAGAAGTATTCTGTATGAGTTGCGGATTTAGAGTATTTTTTCATCCACCTAATCAAACTTTGGAGGGGCAATGGTTACTAAAAAGGGAACTATTGAGAGCGAAAAATACAATGAGTCACCTGTAATACCAGGTAACAAAAAGGTTTGGTTTCTTAATGGAGACCTTGTTAGAATACATCACTACAACCACTCTAACGGAATAATGTCTGTTTATAATATTATAAAAGATCAAATTGAAAGTTGTTTAATTAGTGATTTTAGAAATAAAAGAGAACGGGCATACACGGTAGGTCAGACTGCTGATTTAGTTAATCGTCATAAAAAATACATGCCATCATTAATGAAACGAGGAGTCATTCCATTTCCAACGGGATCTCAAAAAGGTGGAGCAAGAGGGTTTCAGGTAAGATCATATTATTCAGAATTGCAGGTAAAAGAGATACGTGATATACTTGCTTCATATCATATTGGTCGACCAAGAAAAGATAAATTAATTACTAATGATATTACGCCTAGCAAACAAGAGTTGACACGAAGAATGGGTGATGGTATACTTACTTATAGGAAAACAGAAGATGGACGATTTATTCCAATCTGGAACGAATCTATTTAACGAAGGGTATAAAATGGAAAACGAAGATACAAAAGTATCTGTAACACTTGGATACACGCTTAACCTTGGCAACTTTCAATCACTAAGACTTGATCTTGGCATTGTTGATTCAAGGCGTAGTGGAGAAACACCAGACCAGGCTTTTGAGCGTGTCTACAAGTTTGTTGAAGATAAACTTACAGACAAAATTAGGGAAGCACAAGAAGAGGCTGCCGAAGCATAATGGTAGAACGCAAAGACCGTATGGCTTTGCTTTCAAGATACAGCAAGTATCATACCGCAAGGTACGAATCGAAGCCATCCCTTAACTTAAATGTAGAGCAATGGGCATCTGATGCTCTTGTTGAATCATATACATTACCAGGGTGTTACGATATACTTGAGTATTACTTTTCAGTTGCAGAGAATCCTTCTTGGAACTACTTTGCATACAACGCAGAAAAAATATTAAAAGCACAAAGAGATAACATAAAAGATAGTTTAGAAAGAGCAGAGCGTAGAAGAATGGCAAAGGAATGGCTAAGTGAATAATACAGAGTCAAAACTTATTACAGCAGTGCTTAAAGATAAGCAGATGCATGTTCTTCTTCAAGCCAATGTTGAAAATCTTTTAAGGACCCATGGAGACATCTGGGGATTTATTCGTTTATACTTTGAGGCTAATGCAACTTTGCCCCCAGCAGAATTAGTTACAGAAAAATTTAGAGACTTTGAACCAATAGCAAATGTAGGAGCAACAAAGCACCACCTTGAAGAACTTCAGGGAGAATATTTAAATGATAGCCTAAAAGATATTATTAGATCAGCAGCAACAAATGTTCAAAATAATCAGGGCGTTGTAGCACTTAATGACCTTATTACAAAAACCTCAGAATTAAAAAAGAATACATCTGCAATTCGTGATATTGATGTCACTGATCTGGAGTCTGCCGTCGCTTACTTTGAAAATGTAAAGAAGCAGCAAGAACTCGGTCATGTTGGCATCAAGACTGGTTTGCCAGGATTTGACAATTACTTGCCATCAGGAATCATGCCTGGGCAGTTAGGAGTCTTCTTGGCATACCCAGGTATCGGAAAGTCGTGGTTGGCTCTCTACTTCGCTGTACAGGCCTGGAAACAGGGTCGTAGCCCACTGGTAATAAGTCTTGAAATGTCTGAGACAGAAGTTCGTAACCGTGTCTTTACTATTATGGGTGAGGGTAGATGGTCACATAGAAAAATTAGTAATGGTGAAATTGAAATTGATATGCTTAAAGATTGGCATGCCAAGCATCTTCAGGGTAAGCCAGAGTTCCACATTATTTCAAACGACCAAGGTGGAGAGATTAACCCCTCAGTCCTTCGTGGAAAGATTGATCAGTACAATCCAGACTTTGTGATCGTTGATTATCTTCAGTTGATGGCTCCTAATCAGAAGTCAGAGAATGAAACGGTACGAATGAAGAATCTTTCAAGAGAACTTAAACTAATGGCTATTGGCGAAGAGGTTCCTATCATTGCTATCTCATCTGCTACACCTGATGATGTTAATGATCTTTCTTCAGTCCCTACCCTGGGCCAAACCGCATGGTCTAGACAGATTGCCTACGATGCTGATTGGGTCTTGGCTATGGGTCGTGCAACTAATAGTGATATTATTGAATGCGCTTTTAGAAAGAACCGTAATGGATTCATGGGAGACTTCCTTGTTCAGTGTGATTTTGACAAGGGATACTATAGATACAAAGACTTTGAAGATAAGCAGTTATAATATGATATGTCAGAAAATAAGGAGATCTTGCCACCTACGTTCTATCATCATAAACCCATAAAAAGGTTTTATCTTGATGGGGTCATTCACGATGATTCCATGATCGGCAGGCTCAAAATAGAATACATAAGATTGTTAGTCTCAGAAATGAAACTAAGCGGGTATGTGCCAAGGCTTGACCTTGACCCAGACTTCACAATACGATATAATGATAAAAAGAACTTTTACGAATTTGAATTATCAATACAGGCAGTTTACGCAGGGAAAAGGAAAAGCGAATGGATAGCAGGAATAGACGGAACGAATCCAATCTTTATACCGCAGACCAAGTTAAAAGAGTCCTTACAGGATCGGGTATAGATATTGAATCTGATTTATCAGATAACTACATAGTCTTTTGTCCATTTCACAACAACCATAGAACCCCAGCAGGAGAAGTACATAAGTCAAACGGTTTATTCTTTTGTTTTTCTTGTCAGAAAACAGCAGACCTCATTGAACTAATAATGCATACCTCTGGAAGAACTTATTTTGAATCAGCAAGGTATATTAAGTCAAAAGAAAAGTTAACTAATCTTGTTGATGATATTGATAAAAGTCTTATAGTTGAAGAAGAGTTTAAACAGTTTGACATAGAGATATTAAAAAGACTCTATAACAATTTAGTTTCACTAGACAGACCAAAAAATTATTTTAGATCAAGGCACATAGAGATGCAGTCTTGGACAAAGTTCTCACTTGGTTATTCTGATAAGCAAGATATGGTTACCGTTCCAGTCCACAGCCCAGACGGAATTGCAATTGGATTTGTTGGTAGATCTGTTGAAGGAAAAGACTTTAAGAACACTCCAGGACTTCCAAAAAGTAAAACATTATTTAATTTGCACAGAGTAAAGAAGTCTGATAGAGTGTATGTAGTAGAGTCGTCTTTTGATGCAATAAGGCTTGACCAGGTAGGTATTCCAGCCGTTGCAACCTTGGGTGCAAACGTATCAAACATACAAACAGGATTGCTTCAAAAGTATTTCAATAACATTATTGTTATTGCTGATAATGATGAAGCAGGAGGAAACATGAAAGACAGGATAATTGAAAAACTTGGATCTCGTGTTTCTGTTATTAAACTAAACAATGAGTATAAGGATATTGGAGACATGCCAGATGAGGAACTTAAGAACTTAGAGTTCCAGTTTGACAAATCTATATCACTTATGCTAAACTAATATAACAAACAAAGGAGAAATAATATGAGCGTAGTAAAGGGACTCAAAAACATTAATGCCCTGCTCGACAGACCAAAGTACGAAAACGATGGACCAAAGGTTAAGTGGCTAAAACTTGCAGATGGCCAATCAGTCAAGATTCGATTTGTTGAAGAACTTGATGAAGATTCAGCAAACTATAATGATGACCGTGGACTTGCACTTGTTGTAAAGGAACACGTAAATCCAAAAGACTACAAGCGTAAGGCTGTAGACACAATAGAGTCAGAGGGTCGTGACTGGGCAGAAGAAATGCACCGTAAAGATCCAAAAGCAGGATGGCGTGGACGCCTTCGCTTCTATTGCAATGTTTTAGTTGACGATGGAATTGAAGCACCATATGTTGCAATCTGGTCAATGGGTATCAGCAAGCAATCATCATTCAACACAATCAAGGAATATGCTATGGAGACTGGAAGCATTTCAAATGTTCTGTGGAAGTTAAAGCGTAACGGTCAGGGAACTGAAACTAATTACACACTTATTCCATCAGCACCAGACAAAGAGCCATTTGCTTGGGGAGAAATTAAGCCCTATCCACTTGAGTCAGCACTTAAAAATATTCCATATGCAGAACAAGAAGCGTTCTATTTGGGCTTTGATGGCCCATCCGTAACTTCATCAACCAACGCAGATTGGTAATATGAATTACGTAGGCTTACATGTCCATACACACTTCTCATTATTTGATGGTGTGGCTACTCCAGAAGAATACGTTGACCGTGCAGTTGAGTTAGGGATGCCAGCAATTGCCATCACTGACCACGGTACTTTATCTGGGCATAGGGAACTGCACCGTATTGCAAAAGCAAAGGGCATTAAGCCAATTCTAGGTCTAGAAGGATACATGTGTGCAGACATATCTGATACAAGAGATAAGTCTGAAAGAGAAGGTCAACAAGATCTTGTCTACAACCACATTATCCTTCTAGCCAAGAATCAAATTGGTTTGGAAAATCTAAACAAGATTAGCGAACTGTCTTGGACAGACGGTTTCTTTAAGAAGCCACGATTTGATTTTACTATTCTAGAAAAGTATAAAGAAGGAATCATTGTTACCTCTGCTTGTCCAAGTAGCGTTTTAGTTAAGGCACTTGAAGAAGAAGAGTTTGCTATTGCTAAAAAGTATATCTCTTGGTTTAAAGAACGATTTGAAGACGACTATTACATTGAGGTTATGCCTCACAATGAAGCACACATTAACAAGTATCTTATTGATCTTGCTGATGAATTTGGTGTTAAGGTAGTTGTTACCCCAGACTGTCACCATGTTGACCCATCACAAAAAGAAGTTCAAGAGTTTAAGTTGCTTATGAACACCCACGGTAAAGTTTTAAAAGAATCTACATACGAAAAATCAAAAAAGAAAACAGACATGATGGAGCGCCTCGACTATCTCTATGGTGCAGATCGTCAGATAACATTTAATAAGTTTGATATCCATTTGCTATCTTATGAAGAGATTAAAGCAGCCATGGAATTGCAGGGGATAGATAGACCTGACATATATTCAAACACAATACTACTAGCAGATACAGTAGGAGACTATGGTATTCAAGATGGAATGAACCTGCTTCCTGTGCAGTATAAGAGTCCCGATAAAGAGTTAAAAAATATTGCATATGAAGGTTTAAAGCAAAGAGGTTTTGCAGATAACCCAGAATATGTTGCTAGAGTAGAAGAAGAACTTAAAATTATTAAAGACAAGAAGTTTGCTCCTTACTTCCTTGTAGTTCAAAGCATGATTGCTTGGGCTAAAAAAGAAGGAATCATGGTAGGTCCAGGCAGAGGATCATCAGCAGGCTCTTTGGTTTGTTACGCACTAGGGATTACAGACATTGACCCAATTAAATATGGATTATTGTTCTTTCGTTTTATTAATCCAGACAGAAATGATTTTCCAGATATCGATACAGACATTCAGGACTCTCGCCGTGATGAAGTAAAAGACTATTTAGTTAGGCAATACCGACATGTTGCATCAATTGCTACATTCCTACAGTTTAAAGATAAAGGCGTAGTGCGAGATGTTGCACGAGTTCTTAATATTCCCCTTACAGATGTTAACAAAGTTTTAAAACTTGTAGATACATGGGAAGATTTTTGTACATCAAAATCAACACGAGAGTTTAGAGAAAAATATCCAGAGGTGGAAATGTATGGAGAACAATTACGTGGTCGAATTAGGGGTACTGGTATTCATGCTGCAGGAGTTGTTACTAGTAAAGATCCAATCTTTAGGTATGCGCCGATGGAAACTCGTTCTTCTCCTGGATCTGACGATAGGATTCCAGTGGTTGGCGTTGACATGGAAGAAGCGGAAAGAATTGGCCTAATTAAGATTGATGCTCTTGGACTAAAGACACTTAGTGTTATTCAAGATGCAGTCTTAATGATTAAACAAAATCATTATAAGGATATTGATTTGCTTTCTCTTAATCTTGCAGACCCAAAGATTTATGAAATGCTTTCAAATGGATATACAAAGGGTGTGTTCCAGTGCGAAGCAAATCCATACACAAACCTTCTTGTTAAAATGGGTGTAAAGAATTTTGACGAACTTGCTGCATCAAATGCTCTTGTTAGACCTGGGGCCATGAACACAATTGGTAAAGACTACATTGCTCGTAAACATGGTAAGCAAAATGTTTCCTATAGCCATCAAGTCATGAAGCCGTTTACAATTGATACCTACGGATGTATTTTATATCAGGAGCAAGTAATGCAAGCGTGTGTGCACTTAGGTGGAATGTCGATGTCAGATGCTGACAAGGTTAGAAAGATTATTGGTAAAAAGAAAGATGCAAAAGAATTTGATTTATATAAAGAGCAGTTTGTTGAAGGTGCATCAAAGTATATATCTCCAAATAGTGCTCGTGATCTATGGCATGATTTTGAGGCTCACGCAGGGTATTCATTTAACAAGTCACATGCAGTAGCATATTCAACGCTATCATACTGGACAGCGTGGCTAAAATACTACTATCCTCTTGAGTTTATGTTTGCTCTACTTAAGAATGAAAAGGATAAGGATAATAGAACAGATTATCTTATTGAGGCAAAGCGTATGGGTATCCATATTAAACTTCCACATATTAATGATTCGGATTTTGATTTTAAAATTGAGGGTAAGGGTATAAGGTTTGGTCTAACAGGAATAAAGTATATATCTACCAATATTGCTGAAAAATATATTGTAGGCAGACCATTTAAATCATACAAAGAACTTGAGGAGTTTACTTTTACTAAAGGTAACGGGGTAAATAGTCGTGCATTAAACGCTTTAAGAATGATCGGCGCTGCAACCTTTCCAGATAACCCAAGGAACGATGTTGAGATTAAAGAGAATTTGTACGAGTACTTAAACCTTCCAGAATTTAATATTACTATTCCATCTCACTATTATGCTTTTATTCAAGATGTTACCGACTTTGAAGAAAAGGGTTCTTATATATTGCTTGGTATGGTAAAAGCAATTAAACGAGGAAAGGGTTGGTCACGAGTTGAAGTTTTGGACAAGACTGGCAGTGTTGGGATATTTGATGAAGAGGGAACGACTATTGAGACAGGTCGCACTTATCTTATTCTTGCAAATGATAATAGGATTGTTTCTGCAATTCCTGCTGATGAGATGAAGGGTTCTTCAAATGCTCTTGTAAAGTTTTTAAGTTACAAACAGTTGCCATATACAGAAGAGGAAATGTTTGTGGTATCGTTTAAACCAAGAGTTACTAAGACTGGCAAGAAGATGGCATCGCTAACGCTTGCAGATACAAGTAGAGACTTGCATTCTATTACAGTTTTCCCTACATCGTTTGCAAAGGCATACATGCATATTGAAGAAGGAAAATCTTATAAGTTTGATTTTGGAAAAACAAAAGACGGAACAGTAACATTGGAGGATGTACATGTCAGTTAGTTTAGAAGAAGCATTAGCACAACTAGATCCTAAGTTAAGGAAAAGACTTGGTAGTGGTGTTGGAATTAACTTTGAATATCAACCAACCCCTAGTTTCGGTTTAAACCGTGCTCTTGGTGGTGGACTGCCATATGGTAGACAAGTCCTTGTCTGGGGTTCGAAGTCGTCGGCAAAGTCTTCTATGTGCCTTCAGATGATTGCTTTAGCACAAGCAGAGGGAAAACTGTGTGCATGGATTGACTCAGAAATGTCATACTCAGAAGACTGGGCTAAACAAATGGGTGTAGACCCATCAAAGTTAATCTACTCACAAGCAAGAACTATTAGTGATATGGTTGAAGTTGGTGTTGGATTAATGAATGCAGGGGTTGATTTAATAGTGGTAGACTCTATTACATCAATGCTTCCTTCAATTTATTTTGAAAAAGATACTGACGAAATGAAGCCTTTGGAAAACACCAAACAGATTGGAGCAGAATCCCGTGACTTTAGTAACGCATGGAAAATGCTTAATTATGCTAACAACAAGATTAAGCCTACTCTTCTTGTTCTTATTTCCCAGTCTCGCAATAATATTAATGCTATGTATACTAGCCAGCAGCCTTCTGGTGGTCAGGCTACTAAGTTTTATTCTTCTTGCATTATTAAGTTATTT